GGGATCCGACCCCATATAGTACTGCGATGGCAATTGAGACTGAAATTATTATTTCCAATCCTGTTTTTATCCCATCCACAATCTTGATATGTTTGCTACACCAAAGGTAGATCTGAGAGATCAGCATAAATAATAACGTGGCGAAACCGAACACGGCAAGTACCCCCATAAACCCGATCGCTACACTACCAATAAATTCAATCATTATTCTACCTCCATCAGATCTTCAACATCCCACATAAGATGGGGTCGCATCTTATTTGTGCGAGCATCACGGGTACCTTGCCAAACCCAAGCAGTACCATCAGTACAACTAAAATCCAACTCAGCCAGCCCTTGTGGAGTCATTACTGTGCGGGGGGTATTATTGTTCACATCAAATTTCTTAGTCAACGGTTGATTATCCTTTCATCATCACAAATGAATATATAGCCAATATTACAAAGCATATTGCTGAAATTCCAGACACAACACCCAGGAATACCCACGCTATACGCTCAGCAGAAATGCAATGCAAAGATCCCTTCACTGCAACCTCCATCTGTGATATTGAAAGTGCCATTAACATAATAGAAAATAAAAAATACAACATATTAAGTAGCATCTTCCATCCTCATTTCTATTTCTAGCATTGTTTTTGTAAACAAATAATTTTTATATAGATCCAGCAATTCGTTACTTATATCATCTGGAAGGCATATCCAATTCCCATAATACTCTGGAGACCCATAATGGTCAGATGAGATATAAATCTTTATCCCTACAGTCGTAATAAGATAGGGCTCATTAATAATTGGATTAATGTCCCCCGCTTTGTGTATTATATAGTCTACTAGCAATTCCTTGGCATCTAACATCCTAGCAGGTGTCTCTCCATTATTTAGTAAAGGCATCTTATCCCTCCATCTCTTTTTCTGCTCCACCTTGTTTTTCGGCATCCTCCATCACCATAGCCTGATGAAAATGGATATAGCGAGAATTATAACCTACCACACAATATGGAGATCCATATAGCTCCCATCCCTCACACAATGCCTCATTCACCGCAGCATCTAATACTGCCAAGTTGGTATGTGATAAAGTTAAATATTGTTTCATCTATTCTCCAAGAAAACTAATATTATCAATAAATTCATATGCATCTGCGAATTCAGACGCGTCAAATGCTACAACCATTTTTTCTGTCCAATCATCATTTGTAACATACATAACAACATTCCTTTTACCATCTTCATCAATCTCATACGATATTGTATAGTCCTTTCCATCACTTGTTGATTTTATTGTTGCACTCATTTGTCTTTCCATTTTGTTCTCCTCCTTTATTCTTCTTCAAATAGTTTGTGCCAGACACAAATTCCGTAAAATCTCTCCACTGTTTCATGGTGAGAGTCAATTCAAATAAAGAAAAATCTTTCCCGGTAATTGCACACCAGATCAGGGAAAATCTCTTTTTAAATCTAGACCATGCTGTTTCTTGATATGCATAAAATGCAGGGAGGACATAATTCATGAATATACAAGGATCCTCTTCATCTTCTGGATTATCCCAAAGATTAATCTCTATGGCTCCACACCCACAACAGCATTTCAAAGAAAATATTTGTAGGTGTTTTTCGCGTAATGTTTTTATATTTTTCATTCCCATCTCCTATATACTTCTTTTATATCATAAGCCTCATCAAATGTCAATGTAATAATTTAATCAAGACTTATCACCCATTCCATTTTTCCATCCCTTTGGCAACTCCGCCCAGGCTACAATATTCTTGTTTTCAACACTCCCCCTATCCAATATCCAATAAGCCCCAGTATAATATGCATCTCCAACAACCTTGATAGGACTTCGGCCATCCACCTTCCAATGAAAATGGACAAGATAATAAGTATCTGCCTTTAACCCATTCAAAGATTTATGCCAAATGATTTCTTCTGTTTGTGTGTTCATTTCCTCTCCTCCATTCTTTCCATAGCAATTCTAAAATATTCAGGATCCTTTTCTATCCCAATGAATCGCCTCCCTAAGTTTAGACACGCCACTCCCGTTGTTCCACTCCCCATAAATGGATCCAATACAGTATCCCCAGGATTTGTATAGATACGTATTAGTCTTTCCATCAAGGACAATGGCTTCTCATAAGGATGAACTGGAGGATATATTAAACGGTCATCATATACCCCAGTCATCTGTGACCAATGTAGTGGATTGAATGGAGCATTCACCCCCCGCTTCACCAAAATCATCTCTACAAATCTACCGCACCTTTTTATATAATTCTTGGTGGAAGGAGTCTTTACCCAAAATAAATATTCATCTGCATGGAAGAACTGATCTTCTGGGTTACAAAAAAACAACTTGTTGCCTGCACATTTAAACTCCCCCTCACTCAACCACATGTCATAGGGAGGATCAGTAATGACAGCATCATAACGATATATTACATCTAACGATGAAAATATATCTCTATAGTCAGCCGAATACAATTCATATGTAGAAGTAATTATATGTGCCATTCTAATTAACCCTCTTTAAATTTATTACCTAGCATAGCCATCAGCATGGCTTCACAACGTTGGCGCGCAGTGGCATAAACAAATTGTTTAAAAGACTGACCGACTATTTTTACTAATGTATAACAATAATCCATGACAAATTCGCTATCTTTTATAAAATTCTCACACTGCCAAACCTGGTTCAGATCATCATGGGGATGCCAGTTAGAAACTTGTATTACAGATTTGCAACCATTTTGATTTGATATACGCTCCGATGTACACCAAAAATCAGGATAACCATAAGCAACCCTTTCCGTGTGCCACCCCATCATCTCTGCCATTGCATTATCAATTTCTTGATCGGTCATTTCTAAAATTGGTTTAGTTGCCATTCTTCCTCCATTATTTTCTGCACGCATCATATTCTAGCGTGCCATTGTCCAGTGGCTTTACTCGTGCAAGTCGCTACTTGGTCACATTTCCGTTTGCTTCTTGTCGTTCTCGGACATTGGTTTCATCATTCCTTCCATCCTTTCGGGAGTTCTGACCAAGCAAATACTATGTTTTTGTTTTTATAGGCTTCGCTGAATCGAAACCCGTCCCATGTATCCTGTGTAAAAATGCATGCAGGACTCTCATAACCTATCTGAACTTGATAAATTCCAAATAGGGGTGGTCGGTCATCAGAAAATTTATGCCACACGATTTCCTCGACCTGTGTGGTAGGTTTGGGTAAGTTTTCCTTATCTCTTTCCGCTCTTTTTTCCCAAACGACAGTGCTATCTTTCCACCATTCTGGAAGATATTCTTCTGGCATATCATCGTATCGGAAATAAACTAGAAGAAAATGGCCTCCTTTTTCACGAAGTTGAACTAATGGTGCACTATCTAATGGCGTACTAACAGCATTTCTATAGCAGTACACACGGGGCGAAACAAATTCTGCCAAAATAGACCACATGCCACATTCGCTACGACTAATCTTACAGGGGTAATCAAATTCCGCAATAATAGTATCTCCGTTTATTTTAATCATGTTTTTTATCCTTTTCCACTAGCATCCGATGAGCCTCAAGAGCTTTTTCAGCCTTATCTGCAATATCTTGGTGAAATAAAGAGAAAATTTCATCTATGGGTTTTTCACTGAACACATTCGCCAATCGTTCCGCGTCTTTTCTCCAATCATTATCTTCAGATCGGATAGTATTCTTAACAGAATTGATATCTCTATTTTCTTTCAGATGTTTGCGGAGGATGGCGAGGGCAACATTCATCCCAATAATTGTTGCATTAAAATGTTGCCATTTCAAATCTTCTGTTAATTGTTCACACCCATCTCGCTTTGAGATTCTTGCAGTTTTATTTTTCTCTATCTCATCCATCGCATTCAGTACGGCGCAACAAATATCGGGAGAATCCTCAAGTGCCATTTTGTTTCCCTCCGCTATCAATTTCATCTTCTCTAATAGGTTCATTTCATAGCCCATAAAAATTCATCTATACACTTTTTGTATTCTTCAAGGGTGATAAAATAATTATCACCTTTATAGTCTCCACCATCGAAATGATGAGCTTCAAACCATTCTCCAACTCTTAATTCCCCCCTAATATGCACTTCATCATATGTACTATAGAAACCAAGTATATCTTTCAATATTTCCAATTCTTCTTCATTTTTTGCTTTATACCAGCATCTTGTGGTTGGAATATTATCTTCAAATTTTTTAATATTTTCAAATTTAATCTCCTTCTCGTGCCTTTGTGCATCAATCTCAAGATCAAATTCGATACCATCCGATGTTTTATAGATAAAATATTCTTCAGTACCATCCTCTATCAAAATGCGTCTTGCTCTTTCCTTAGTAATCTTTTCCATATTTGCATTCTCCTCTCTACTTATCCCATGAAAGTATTATATCATCAGAATAATATATCTCGACCTTGATTTTTCCTCCTTCAAACTTCAAGTCAACAGGCATGTCCCCATATCTAACTATAAAATTATTCAGTGCCAACAACACATCAGAAAGTTTTGGGGTATATCCAAGATCTCGTCTCGTAAATTCCATTTCTTTTTCTCCCATTCCGTTCCTCCTTTTTGAAACCATAAGCGCAGTCAGGATTTGAACCTGATTCCCTCTGGCAAATATCGCCTCCTTGGTCTTTATATATCAGTGTCCAAGTTGGGGCTCGCACTACCAGTTATTAATCCCAAAATTAGGATAGGTTAGCAAGAGTCTTTCAGTGTGTTCCCACCCGCCCGAAAGCGTTTTCACACCGCTGCGCTTAGTGGACTAGGCAGGGATTGAACCTGCGAACTACTAAAGGCATTATTCTAATACTTGACTAGCTATAACCTTACAAGTATTACCAAGAATAATCCGACCTTACCACTTGGTTACTAGTCCAAATCTTTTGCAAAACTGGCTCGGAGATTCTCGCTGGAACCGATTCCGATAGTTACTTACCAGACACCAGTTATTGCTATGTAAAGGTACTATTTTTCCAGCTCTTCAATTCTTTTTTCGAGTTCATCCATGCGAAGCCAACAAGATCCCAAATCTTCACGGACATTGTGCATCCCGTATCCAAGGGCATTAATAAGTTCATAAAGAAATTTCTCAGGGACTCCCAGTTTTTCAGCGGCTTCGCTGACCGCCATTTCCAATTCATCCAGATTTTTTGTTCTGGTTACGACAGTGCAACTGTCAGAATTCTCGTCGTTTGGATCAACGGGACAATAAAAAATATCCTCTATTGTTTCCATTTCAATCTTTGTTTCTTTTATTGTTTTCATTTTATTTCTCCTTTTGCAGCCTTTTCACTTTCTCTCTTCCTATATGCTAATAATTCGCACCCCATTGAAAACCATTCTCCAAAATTTGTTACAAATTCATTATATGAATATCCCGATAATTGTTTCAGAATCAGCTCTTCAAGACGTTCATCAGTAACACGATGTGTAAAGTTAGTGGGTAAATTATCTAATATTTCTTTATTTGTCATTTTTCTTCTCCTAGCTTAATATCATTTTTTCTCCCCAACTTATAATTCCTGTTTCATCAATAGAAAATAATGTAGGGGAGTTAGCTAATATTTTCCATCGTTCTCCTAAATCGAAACTAGCCATCATTTGCATACGCACCCTATCTAATAGCTCAATATCTCTTATGTCAGACTTTACTGCTTGCAGTATATCTGACATATCATTTGTGACAATATTTCCGATTCTTGCTGCAACAATTTCCTTCATTCTTCCTCCATAACCATCAGCATGGCTTCACATTTTTTGGCGAGCAAGGTTACCTCCACCAAATTTATTACACTGCTTACATAAGAACTTCCATCCTGGGTAGAAGAACACCCACCCTCGAATATCTGCCTGCCTTCTTGCTTGAGATAGGGCTTCCTGTTCATCCTCATGAGCTGCCAAAAGATCTCCGCACCTATCACAGCGAAATTCATATTGTTCGTTATTAAAGATTTTCATAAAAACGCTCCTTATACATAGGATATCTACAATATATCATAAACAGAGGGGGGTGTCAAGTACCTTGTAATCCAATATGTAAAACTACACTAGGAAACACACAACACATAACACACACTACAATACCTACCCCACATAACCAAAGATAAGGGGGGTGAGTTTCTATATATATGCAGAGAGTAGAGCAGATCGCACGCATCAACCCCCCACATATAGCTGATAGTCAGGCACACACGCGTATATGTGGGTGATTCCATGCTTTCGATAAGTGTAATTATCGAAACCAATAATATGATGGGAGGGGGTAGGTACAGGAAATGACTCCAATATATCGAAGCGCGATATATCGTCAGACAATGTAACAAATGTCATATAAAATTAGTGACATTCATCACCCCACTATCGAGTATACTTGAGCCATAGAGAGGTGAAAAAATGACACAGAAAATATTTGAAATCCGCACACGTTTTAAAGGCGACTTATCTCCCTGGGAAGAGATCGAAGCATACCTCATGCCCGCCGGTACACTGGAAGAGGTCATCTCTATTATAACGGCAGCTACATCCGTCGGGGTAGCACTTAATCTGCCCATCCGGGAAATCCGCATCAACGAACGCGGGGGTGCACAAGGTTATTATGTCCAACCCATCGCAGCCGCCCCGGTATACATCATCCAAGAAATCGCGCGAGATGAGCAAACAGGTGAGTATATCCCATGCCTAGTCGTGCCAGGCGAGCATGGATACCATAAAACGGACTGGCGATGGGGTACTGATTATGAGATCGCATGGGAACTAGCCAACGACAGAAATACCCTACTAGGGTACATCCCAGAACAGGTAGCTAAAATCGTACTAGATAATATGTTCGGATAGTTTACCATGAGGGTACCCATGCCTTACGGGTATCCAATGGGGTACACTATCAACCCCAAACTATGAGGTGAAAAATGAGTAAACAAAAGCTATTTATCCAGACCTGGAAAGACATTGATGGGTATACCCACGAGAAAACATGTATAGTAGAATTGCCCAATGAAGCACACCCGGACGAATTTTGGGAACACCTACCCATTGGTTTTATCCACGCCGCAGGGGGTGACGTTATTACCTACGACATATCAGAAATAGACCACATCAAACCAAATATTCAACCCACCCTCACCAGTGAACAAGAAGAAAATAAAATACTTAATAATAATCAATCAGTTTTTCATTGTTCCCATTGCTTTCAATACGGCGGAAATACAATGAAGTATAAATTAACAATGCAATTTAAAAATTCATTGCATATTTGGGAAAATGCTTTTCCCTGTTTTGAGAGTATGTATTCATACCTTGAAACTATGAAGCCATGTTTACAATTCTATAACGTAGAATCAATATAAGGAATATTAAAAATGATAAAATATGCTGCTGGAATGATTGTAAAAAATGTAGTACCGCTGGAACGGGAAAATGGTGATATTGTACCTGTTGGCACGAAATTAAAAATTGTCGCTATTACTCCAAAGGTGAGAATAATAACGATAAACGATGGATACTATGATAACTCACCATATTTTTTTAATGCGGTACCATTGGATCAAGAAGATAAAAACAGAATTCGAGCAAATTTTTGTACGATTAAGAAAGAAGGTTAAAATGAATACAAAAGAAATTGAAATTAAAAATCCTACACGTAGCAGAAAATGGGGATGGGGATATAGTTATACCCCCACTGGAAACGGAACGGAAATTAACGTGCCTACCAGACCAGATTATGTTGGAACGCTGCACCAGATACAACGAGCGATAGAAACTGATCCTGTGCTAGCATCCAACAGAAGCGCATACATGGCGGAGGCATGGTTCTACGTCGGAAAACGCATAGTAGCTACATATATGTACGACATGACGGAGCCAGGTACAGACAGCGATGATAATCCCGACGGGTTTTTTGATAATGCCACCTATGACTGGGCATGGTTTGTTGGGTTTCCCTCCATGAATGAAATTGAACTAGCAGTATCTATTGACAATACTATTAAAATTCGCACACTTTTATAATTCATCGTACATTTGGGAAAATGCTTTTCCTCATAAAGAGCATCCAGGTGAATAATTAATGTGACTAATGTCACATAAAAGATATGACATTCATCTTGAAGAAATAAGATACACTAGAAGTACGAGGTAACAGATATGGACACAACCGAGATTGTAATAAACGGACTGCATGAATATATAACAGTGTATGTACCCTCCACTCAATCGTTGAATCAAGCTATATCAGAAGATGAGTACACATCCCGGGTGGATTACACTGCCGGATTATTATCAGAATTATTTGGCGGGGCAACCCTCACACCATCCATCGGATATTATAAAGACCACACCGGGAAGATCGTCAAGGAAAATATAACTCAGGTCAAGGCCTACACAAACCATATAACGGACGGAAACTTAGAGAAGGTCATTGCTCATGCTAATGAGCTGAAAGCGAGGTATGCACAGGAAGCTATATCAATCGAAATTAATAACACCCTACTATTCATATAAAAAAGAGAGGTAAAAATGATAGTACATAGAGATATAACTAACGCGTTTGGTGGATCCTTTGGAAGTGGACTTGCAATCCTGCAATTTGAAAGCGGAGAAACCGTATATTGTAATAATGCCTGCACTGTACGAGCCTTTGAAGCTGCCTTTGGAGATTGTATCCAGGAAGGCCATACAGCCATCATCAAGGGGCATGACATTGTGTGGTATACGGATGAATTCGGGCTAACATTGGGCGGCTTCGTGCCATATGAGGATTGGATAAGTGCCGGTCATCCAGAGATAGAAATTGGAAATACCTATGAATTAATAGAAAGTGAGGAACCATGTTGAGCCTTGAGTATATCGAACAAGAAGAATTGAAAGCTGCTAAGCGAGCAGCAAGAGAAAACAAACTCCCCTTCGTTTATTGGGACGCAACAGAAGTAGAAAAAAGAATTCCGTTCCCCTTCCCCATCTTAGGAAGCTACATTCCAAAAGGTTGGCAACGCATTGACGAATTATTCTGCGATAGTTCCGGCTTTGGGGATGAGAATGAACCTGCTCTAACCAGCGAGGAACTAATCCGAGATATCAAAGAGTACATTAGATGGTATGCTGGCAGATCGGTGGGTTTTGCTCTCACTAGATGCGGTGAATTCCAGGTATATGTGGGAGTGTATCTACAAGATTAATCAGTGTTCGAGAGCATCAGTCAACCAACAAGATTTTGATTGATGCTCTCCATAGACTGATTGATTATCAATCAGCAGTACAATACATATAAAATAGGAGATAATAAAATGAAAATCACAGAATCAGATTATAATGAAACGGAACACTTGACTCAAAAGGAATATGGGAAAAGATTTAATGACGCTCATTTTAATTATAAAAGCGCAGTAAGAAAGTGGTTAAATAGCTTACCTGACGATGACGGTAGCGACCTATTAATAGCTGATGTATATCAGCAAGTACAATCACTTTCTAGGGTTGGCACATGTTCTGTTCTCCCTCCCATCATGGGAGCATTAATTGTCTTACATGTTTTAGATCATCCCTTGTATGATAGATGGTTAAGTGCGTTTGATTATTTCTTAAATTAAAAAAATATAAAACAGGAGAAAGTAAAATGATTCAAATAATAACAAAAGAAAGAAATACAACCTCCCCCACAGAAGATATTTTATTCACTGAACCTGAACAAATAGGTGTAATGGTAACAGTTCGGAAGGAACTATTAGAATTTTTAGATGCAAAAACTTGTCAATACTGTAATAAACCGCTAGATAGATTGCTATACATTACAGATTATGTCTATTGTAGCAAAGATTGCGCTATGAAGCATGGATAAAATAAATAAGTATAAACAGGAGAAGATAAAATGGAAAACCAATTTAAACTTTCCAGTGATGGTAAACGCATACTGTATTATGGGGATAATAAGCTAATCCAAAGCGTGCAACGCATGGTCAATAACAAGGCCGATTATTATGACAATATAAAATACTATCTCCGAGATATTTTAGAATATGGTTGCATAAGTGGACTTGAAACAGAATTAATCTACTATGAAGATACCATAAAATTTTACCGCAAACATAAGGCAGCAATTCAAGACTTAGTAAAAGAAATGTGTAGAGATATGGGAGGAACAATTTCAGATTTATTTGGGGATAAGTGGAATGCTGAAGACATATTCGCGGAAGAAGATCAGAATCAAAATTTATTGACATGGTTTGCATATGAAGAAATATGTCAAATGATACTTGATGCAATATAAGGAGGATGAGAAATGAATGGCAAACGACTGCATAAAGTGATTGTAAAAGATAAGGGAACCAAACAACCGGCACATATCCTAGTAATCAAGGCACGCAGTACAGGAGAGATATGGGAGCGACTATCAGATCGCTATATTATCCGCAGTATTAGACCTGTTGGAGGTGAAAGATGAAAAAACCATTTGATATTGAAACATGGGGAAGGAAAAATCCAGAGTGCATAATTATAATAATAAAGGGTGGGGTGGTACAAGATGTTATGAATGCCCAAAGTAGCATAATAATTGACTATGATAATATAGATCAAAGTGGTGAGTGTCCATTTTGTGCTGGAGAACTTGTACCGGGTGAATACTATGATGTTAACTATTCCGTGGTATGTAGACAATGTGGGTGGGTGGGAGAATGAATATCATAATGATTATAATAGGTACCCAATTGGTATGCCTTATTGCAGCTCTAACCATGTTTTCTATAAGCAGGGCTCATAAAGACTATGATGAAGCTGTGAAATACCTGATACTCACTTTAATCACAGCGGACAACCTAATTCTCCTATGGATGATAAAATGAATGACTTAATTTTATACAATAATGTCACCCCATTCTTTAAGCGGAGAAAATATGGTACCACCATATTTACCTGGCTATATTTTGAATTGCCAAATGGGAAAATTGTCTGCGGGGGTGACCCATGGCAAGCAATTACTTTTCCAAAGAAAGAGATAGAGCGAAGATTTAATTATCTCATTATGCACAGAAAGGAGCAATGAAATGAAGATCAAGGATGATTTTGAAGATACCATCATTTTTAATATAAAGATAGGAAGGTTATGTATTGCAATGTTCAAAACCTGGCTGGGATGGGGGTATGCAGATTTTAAATCAATGGGGGAAAGATTTGACTTCGGCTTCATAAAATTTTGGTATCACAGGAGGATAAGATGAAAAATGAAATGGCATTTGAGATTTTAAAAAGTCATATAGGGCATCATGTAAGAGTAGTATCGTATGACGATGACGAAGGAGAAATCTACAATGTATCCATAGAATGCGAAGATTGCAATGAAGTCTTATATGACCTTGACAATCCTAAAATGAAATGAGAAACTAATATGTATAAAGCAACCGTTGAAAACAAATCCACTAAAAAAATTGAAGAAACCATAGAACTATCCACCCCCTATGAAGTATTGACATGGTTAGATTACACCTTTGATGAGATCACATACATTGGGGAGGACATAAAAGTATCATCCCCCATGACCGTATCTGCTTATTTGTGTATGTTGCAAGGGGCTAGCATTAATGTAAGGTATAAACAAACGGATGAAATCTGTATATTACGTTTAATAAGAGAGGAAAAAGGAGCAACTAATGAAACCAAAATTTAAGTTAGGACAGAAGGTAAAAATTGTTGATGGGGCGCCCTTGCTAGAAGGACGCTTCAGCACACGTCATGTGGGATCGACAGGAACCATTATATCCATCAATGATTTCGGATGGGGCAATAAAAAACTGGGGAAATATGCTTACAAAGTATTACCGGAGAATAGCATCATGCAAGCCCCTTATTTTTATCCCACCTCCGCATTGCAACTAATTGAAGAGGAATAGGATACCATGGATAAAAAATTAAAAGTATTGAGAGCATATGTAGAGCTGCCAGATTATGACAAACACACCCTACGAACTCAGGTATCCCACAGCATGTTAGAAAATGTAAGTCCGGAAGAGGAGCAGATGATCGGGAATCTAACTGATCGCATCAACGAAACCTTACCCCCCACAGCGAAGCTATCTTATCTGGAGGTGGTAGCTTTATTAATAGAGGTCAGCTTTTGGTTGCTCAAACAGGGTGCATAAATGCAGTTCAAACGAAGAACCAGTCCCTGGATTGAAGATCGCAAACTGTGGAGTGCCTTAAGTGCAGTTCAAAGGAAAGGATTGATTAGGGAATATGCAAAGTTAGGGTGGGTTGGCACCACAGAATCTAGGAAATGCGCCTTCTATGCCCCCGCCACCATTGTATTTCTTGACGGCAAGATGGGTGCCATAGAATATAAGGAGAAGAGAAGATTAAATGGTGACGGGATTAACCAATACACCAAAGATGCTACCAAAAAGCGTATACAATACTACATCAACCAAGGCATCCCATATTTGATAATCAGCAATAAACTCTCTCCAGATAGCATGGAAATCTGGATTAGAAGATGGATAATAAAGGAGAAAAAGAACGAATGAAATACTATAAAACTTTGAATAATAAAGGAGAATGTGTCAATGGGGGGCGCGGAAAATGGCATCTCCCATCTAAACGGAAAGATGGTACGTGGAAACCGGGAAAATGGATGCCAGTGCTAGATGGAAAGTTGGTGGAGTGCAGACATGGCTACCACCTTTGTCGACCGGATGATCTGATCTTTTGGCTGACTGACGCCATCTTTGAGGTAGAATTTGAAGGCGAGCGCATGGAGGTATATAACAAAATTGTTGTCAGAAAAGCTCGACTGATCCGCAAAATTGAAAACTGGAACGATGTAACCGCCCGACTGTTTGCATGCGATTGCGCAGAACACGTTCTGCCTATTTTTGAGAAACAGTATCCAGATGATAAGCGTCCCCGCACCGCTATTGAAACAACCAGAAAATTTGCAATTGGAAATGCCCCCGCAGATGAACTATATGCCGCGGGGGAGGCCGCTCAGGATGCTGCTTGGGATGCTGAGGCTGCTTCTTGGGCTGCTTGGGATGCTGCTAGGGCTGCTAGGGATGCTGCTAGGGCTGCTGCTAGGGCTGCTGCTAGGGCTGCTGCTGGGGCTGCTGCTGGGGCTGCTGGGGCTGCTTGGGGTGCTGCTTGGGGTGCTGCTTGGGATGCTGATATTGAAAGAAAGTGGCAAAATAAAAAATTATTGAAGATAATAGAAGGAGGCTAGAATGAAACCAAAATTTAAGTTAGGACAGAAGGTGCAAATAGTTAAAGGATTTCACACCCCAGATGGGGAAGACGATAGGGACGTGGGAAAAACCGGGACGATCTCATACATCTGGAATTTCCAAAATAAACCAATTAATTACTATGATGTTCACTTACAAGGGATTGGAATAGACTTCACTTATCGGGAAGAATCTTTGAAATCAATAAAAGGAGGAAAATAAAATGGACGAAAAGATGTTGATTCCAGGAGTACGCGTAAAAATTATCGGGGGAGCTCCACACAGAGGTGGTGTATTTATGGAGGATGTTGGGAAGGAAGGTGTAATTGTAACAATAACAGATATGGGATGGGGCAATAAAAAACTGGGGAAATATGGCTATGAAGTAATACCAGATGGATGTATATTCGGATTTTTTATCCAGAATCAGCCTTGGAGGTATTGGAAAATGACAAGTAAAACGGAAAAGCCAAAATTTAAGATGGGACAACGAGTAAAGATCGTAAGGGGAGCTCCTGCTACATATATGACTATACTTGATGATGTAGGAAAAAAGGGTAGAATCACCGATATACTTATTAGTGGAGAGAATGATATTGGATGGCATGATGAAACATTAGGGAAATATGCTTACCGCGTACTACCAGATGATCGTGATGATCCTGCCTTAGCCTTATATTATCCAGAATCATCCCTAATATAAACAAGGAGGGGATAGAGAATGTATAATCCTCTATCCCCTCAAAAGGAAGGTGAGAAATGAAGATGCGTGTGAGAGCATTGCGACCCTCACTACTTACATTATACCAAATTTCATTGCATCAAGTCAAGCATGATCTGCCTGCGCATTTGCAAGAAATCCACATAATTCATGGCACCTTTCTTGTGTATCTCTTCATGACAGTACGAGCACAGGGTTACGCGATTCTCTATCTTCCACCAATTTTTAGGATCGACCGAGCGAGGTATAATCTCATGTACATGAGCAGCTTGTCCCAAACAGATCACACAAATACCATGAAACAATTCCCACACACTATCATGGGTGGGATCATCAAACAATTCGTTTGGCATGGAGTTCTATAAAATGAGCATTTCGCTTATTCAATTCATCCGCAGAAATGTTGGGATCCAAAATAGGTTTCCCATCTATTCCAACTACAAATATGGATTTAGCCATCATACCCAAAGACATGGGGAGGTCGCCATATACATTCCTGCCAGCAACAGAATCAACCGTTGCTTCAGATGGTTTGAGAACCTTGGCATGAGCCAATCCATGCTGAAGCATCCAAGCGATCACGCCCTGACGAGTTTCTACAATGATAGGATCACGCTCATAATGGTTTGCAATATTAGAATCAATCAACTGGCGCCCCTCAGGATGCTTACTAAGCAAGACGCGGATAGCTTGCCGGCTATAAGGGCGCCCAGTAGATGGATTAACAATTCCAGAGCGTGCCATCCTTTCAGATACTCTCCTGCACGAAGACGACCCCTCCTCTTCCAGCACCAGCCTAAAATATTTTATGACAGTTTCATAGTCCATGTTCACCTCATACCTTTAATATCCCAGAAGAGGATACTTTTTATTTTTATGATATTTATCATATATATTAAGATACTTTTCACCTATCGTAACATCCTCACTAAAGTGACGGAAGGGTGCAATGTAACTTTATCCGATCTGTGTAAACAACTGCCTTCCGCTCGTCAGTGCCCCGCCATGATGCCCGAATTAACACGGTGTGAGGGTCGGGGCGGTCTTGCCGCTCATCCTGATAACGTGTTATTTTCCATTCTGGATCGCCGCACGCTAGGCCTATTCTCTATGTTGATAAGTATGAATAACCCAACCGAGATTTTTGGGTTAGATTGTATCTGCTTATATCATATCACAAATGGATATCTTGAGTCAATATCCCCTTGACATTTCTAAAAATGTGTGCTAGAATATTATTTGTTGGTACGGCTGGTTCGGTTATCTGGAATAACCCGAACCAAATCATTAGACCAGCTTGATCTTTAACATATGGAAACAATCATGGTACGGCTGAATGGGTTATCACACAAGCAGGATGTCGTTGGTTCAAGTCCAACCTCTCGTAAGGGAGTAGCTCAGGTGGCAGAGCTCCCGCCAAAATTATCCATTCAAAATAATTTACCATGATCTTGTGAATCTGTGAGGTACGGTCGGGAGTGGGTTACCTCTTGAATAGGCGATGTGTAGGTTCGAGTCCTGCATCTGGTGACATTCACTAGATTAGCTCAATTGGCAGAGCGCGTTCCCACCCCAAATAATTTACCTCACTTGCTATTATTTGCAAGGTACGGCGGTGATGGATTATCATACAATTGTGGTGATAGTACCTTGATCTGTGCGACTTCAGTTCTCAAATTAAGCTCTGAATCAAAACAAAAGCAATTTATATCCATCCCAAATTTATACCTTGCGGGAATTATTTCTCGGTACGAAGTGATTGGGTTACCATTGTAAAGTATCTCCCAGTCATACTAATTAGACCGAGAGGGTATTATAAAATTGAGACGGATGGCGTGGGTTATCCTGCTAAGATAATTATCCCACACCAAATTATTTGCTCAATTTATTTTTACAGAGAAAGGAGGTGTGCAGATGAGTAAAGAAGTTCGTATCACGACTGTTTCCTTGGAAATTGGGAAAAAGAAAATTGATCTAACGGTGGAAGAAGCCAAACAGCTTTTGGATATTTTGTCAGAAACTTTTGGTGCAAAGCCTAATACGATTATCAAAGAGGTGGAGATATACCGAGATTGGTACCGTCCATATATCATATATTCTCAACCTTATACAAATGGATATTCGTGTGAGGTTGTATCTGGTACACAAACTTGGTATGATATCGAAGAAGGTAATTTAACTATCAATGTTTCTTAGGAGGTGAGAAATGAAAGGTACGTATGATGTATTAAATAAAAAGGAAACCCCCCAATCTGAACCAATTCCTGGCTCAGATATGGCAGAGAATAATGCGGGGGGTTTTTCATTCCAACTTGATCCATTCAAACAATTAGAGCGGTTCCTTATCTTGGGAACCGAGGGGGGGACATATTATGTGGGAGAGCGCGAGCTCACATTAGAGAATGCACATATTATCCAGCGATGTTTGGATTTGGATTTCAAAGCAACCGTTGATTTGATCGTAGATATTAGTGATAAGGGGAGAGCTGCAAAAAATGATCCTGCTTTGTTTGCACTGGCAATAGCAGCATCCCATGACAATTCCACCTGCCGAAAATATGCTTTGGGCAATCTCCATCGTGTGGCACGCATTGGCACGCATTTGTTTCATTTCGTTCAATATTTAGATGGTATGCGTGGCTGGGGTCGTACAGTTCGGGAGGCTATCTCAGATTGGTATACCAAGAAATCTATTGAGAGCCTATCTTTCCAATTGGCTAAGTATCAACAGCGGGATGGGTGGAGCCATCGAGACGTCTTACGCCTGGCTCACGTGTCCCCCAAAAGTGAACAGCAAAGCAACTTATTCCGTTGGGCAGTCGGTAAAGATGATTATGATCGCAAGGAGCTGACTGGCTTGGTAGCAACCCTGGAAGACATGAAAGAAGCTACTACAGAGCAACAAGTCATTGATCTAATTAAGAATAGTGACGCTCCAATTGAAATCATCCCAACTCAGTTCAGAACATCTAAAGATGTATGGGAGGCCGCACTTCCAAACTTGGGACTAACCGCAGTCATTCGCAATCTTGGAAACATGGGTGCTTATGGGTTGTTGAAGGAAGGTGCATGGGATGTCATCACGCAAATCACTGATCTATTCACTGAAGATAATATTCATAAATCAAAAGTGCATCCTTTGACTATTTTGTCTGCTTTGAAAACATATTCTTCTGGCCATGGTTATCGTGGCAGTCAAGAGTGGACGCCGGTAGCACAGATCGAGGATACTTTAGAGAAGGCCATGTATATGGCATTTGATAATGCAGAACCGACTATGAAACGCATTTATTATGGGGTGGATGTTAGCGGTTCTATGTTTGGCTCAGATCTAGCAGGCCTCCCCTATATAAACTGTGCAATGGGGGCTGCTGTAATGGCAATGGCTCTGGTACATTCTGAACCAAATTATATCTTGAAAGGTTTCTCTAAGGAGCTGATTGATCTGCAAATCACAGCGTCTACACGGCTTAGTGATGCTTTGAATATCATGGGTGGTATCAATTTCGGTGCCACTGATTGTGCTCTGCCTGTGTTGGATGCATTAGAACGCAAAATCCCTGTAGATGCCTTTGTTACTATCACAGATAGTGAAACGTGGGCTGGTAGGATTCATCCTGTTCAGGCATTAAAGAAATACAGGGATGCCATGGGATTGAATCCTAAGTTTATCGTGGTGGGAATGACTGCAACAGAGTTTTCTACTGCGGATCCAAAAGATCCAAACATGCTGGATGTGGTTGGGTTTGATACTTCCACCCCATCTGCAATCAGTGAGTTCTTGAAATTCTAGGAGGTGGAGAAATGAATGATGTAACTTTTGTTGTGAATGATTCTACATATCATCTGAGATGGGTACATTGCCAATTTGATGCATCTGAACTTCCCAGAATTGTCTTACCAAGTGGTAAAAGAACAAACATCCGAGGATGTACTATTTGTAAATTGCTTAAAGAGGGTCAAGAAATATACTCCGAACAGGCATTCTGCTCTGTTAATGATACCTACTCAAAAGCAAAAGGCAGAAAGATCTCTCTATCCAAGTTATTATCCTTAACAGGATGGGATAAACAAACACGCTCTTTAGTATGGGATGCCTATTTTGGACGAAAAACTTATAACGGCTACATCCAATAGGTTAGAGGTATATTTCCCTTATACTGCGGGGATGGTTAGTAAGATCAAAGCCATCCCCTCAGCACATTTCGATGGGGAAAAGAAATGTTGGTGGCTACCTCGCCGTGTTGGATATGCAAAATTTCTTGTTTCTTTTGGGCGTCAATATAAATTTGCTATTGATCCAGATGTTTTTGATTTAGCACATCAAAAAGAAATTAAATTAGACCTAGATCGTTCTCCTCTATATGATTATCAGAGGCTCGCAGTAGATTTTATTCATAAAAATGAGGGGACTTGTTTGATAGCCGATGATATGGGGCTAGGTAAAACAATTGAAGCCCTTTGGTATGCTAAGGAAGCAGATGTAAATCCTCTATTAATTATATCTCCCGCATCAGTGGTCTATAAATGGTATCGTGAGGTACAAACATGGACGGGATGGGACGTGGAAGTAGTGCCAGGATATAAATCCAAGATCCCCCATTCCCGCGTTTTGATTATGAGTTATAATGTAATGACTTATCGAATCAAGCATGATAAAGATTTTCAAGAGAGATGCTTTTCGCTTGTTGTTTTTGATGAATCTCATAATCTAAAAAACAAGGATGCTGATCGTACACTAGCTGCCCATCGCATTATTGCAGACCGAAGATTATTTTTATCAGGAACGCCTATCCTGAATCGACCTATCGAATTGTTCACTACGTTAAATATGATAAATCCATCTGAGTGGATGAACTATTGGTCATTTGCTGCAAAGTATTGTAATATGCAGAATAAGGTGGTATATCATGGAGGTAGGCAACATACTTTTAAAGATGTGTCTGGCTCTTCCAATACTGAAGAGTTAAAGAATCGGATAGAACCGATCATGTTGCGCCGGTTAAAAAGAGATGTAGCAAAAGAATTGCCGGAGCTGACGCGAGTTGAAGTGCCTGTTCAAATGAGCGGGAAAGCTGAATACAATAAAGCAAAATCCACATTTCTAACTTGGATAGCTGAGAATGGGAAAGACATTACTCCCAATGCTTTGTCAAAACTGAATGTACTTCGACAATTGATTGGGCATGGCAAGGTAGATGCCACGGTTGAATTGGCACAAGAAGCCTTGGATTCCGATCCCAATCGTAAGGTGGTTATCTATGCTCATCATAAGGATGTGGTAGAGCAGATCCACAAAGCCATGGCTGATTATGGATGTGGCACGATTGTGGGGGATAATAGTTCTGCTGATAGAGAGCGTACTATGTTGGCTTTTCAAAATAAACAACTCCCTCGTGTACTAGTTATCAGTTCTGCTGGTGGTGAGGGTATTGACTTATTTGCAGCAGATGTTATAATATTTGCAGAACGAGAATGGAATGGTGGAAAGGAGGAACAGGCGGAAGGAAGACTACATAGACAGGGTCAAAAGAATCAGGTGATGGCCTACTACCCAGTAGCTTTGGGGACAATTGATGAGGTTATAGCCCACCTGATTGAAGAAAAACGTGAGATATTTAAGACACTCATTGGAAGTGCTGATATAACAAAAGAAGTATTAGAAAGGATGGTGTAGGATGGGAAAGAAAAGTTTATTAATCGGGGATGTTGTTGAAATAGTAGAGCCTTTGTTAGTAGAAGGGGTGGATAAATTTTTTGATGTAGTTGGAGAAGTCGGAGTAATCGTTGATATAGTGGCAGACGATCATCCAATTCTTGATTCCGATACTGATCCATTAGCAGGGATGGGCGATCACTATCTGGTAAATTTTCCTTCTGATGAAAATGATGAGGGATACCAGCCATTGTGGTTTCCAAAAAGTGCTTTGAAAACTACAAATAAGGATTGTAATATTAAGCCTGCTAGTCCGCCAAAATTCAAATTGAAAGATGTTGTTACTATCTGTGGTTCGACCGTCTGTAATGGTGAAACAACTACCGAATCAGTCGGTAAGGTTGGATTTGTCAATAAAATTGAGCTGGCTGCTCATAGCACAACAAATGATGGTAGCAAGGTTACTCTTCCATATCAGATTATATTAATAGATGACATAATAAATCACTCTATTATCCAACGGGTGCTGGATTTATTTTTATGGTTCCCCGAAGATTCTTTGGAACTAATGAAAAGTCGGGATGAATTTGAGTCTCCGGAAGAATTGCAGAAATATTTTGAGGGTTTTGCTCCAAAGGAGGATAATTAAATGTCTGATAAATTTAACATTGGGGATATGGTAGAAGTAATCAAAAGTGTTTTGATTTCAGATGGAAAGCGTGATTCTTCTGTTATTGGAAGGACTGCTATGATCGTTGACATAGTAAGAGAAGATTGTCCGATAATAAGATCAAGCTCAGATCAGCCGTGGCGATCATATCTATTAGGATTTGAGAGAACTAATGAGGATGACACCAACTCCGTATTTTCCTCACTTTGGTTTTACGAAGGTGATTTCAAAAAGATCCACAAGGAATGCACGGCTGCGCTTAAGACTACACCAAAGTTCAAGTTACGAGATATAGTTGCAATCACAGATATTACGTGGTCAGATGGTATGAAAGACCACATGTATGTAGGTGAATTTGGGGTGATAATGGATATTGTTCCAGAAGCTCTTGTTAGAACAGAATCAAGACCATATACAGAGTCGAGTCCCTATAAAGTAGCTATTCCTAGGGGCAGATGCAAATGGTGGTATCCTGAGACATCTCTAGAGTTACACAAAAGTCGGGATGAATTTATCTCTATGGATGAATATAAAAGATATCTAGAAGGATTATTTAAGGATGAAGATTAATGTAAGGGTCGATTACATTCGACCTGATGATACGGAATGGAAAGTCGTTGGGGCACAATATCGCCCCAACGAATTATTTGTTGAGACAGAAGTCCCAGATAAGGAGGTGATCCGCAAAGATAATGATTGTACTGTATTAACTAAAGCTGGATTAGCAGATGTCATCAGCCAATTATTAGTAATATCTGCTGGTGCAAAAGACAAATATCTCAAAGAGATGAATAAAGAAATAAATTAATGGAGTAATAAAATGCCTATTGTTAAGAAACGCAAATCAGAAAATGGAAAGATGGGGGCAGCTCAAATCAAGTTTTCTCGTGATGATGTGGTGGTAAAATTTGAAGAGGATAAAACTGTTGAAAATCTTCCGGCTGAGAATGTGCCTGATTTTCTAATCGGGAAAGATGGAAGGTTTATTGTCACATTAGATAAAGAGAACACGCGCATTAAATATGCAAGTGTCCCTCGCGGAGTTTATCTAGCCAAGTTTACCGGATTTTCTCATAAGGAGGGTGAGCAACCTATGTATCGCACTGTAGAGTTCTCTCCGAAGACAGCTTGGCGGGATTTTCCTATCCCCCGGCATCTTGAATTCACCGCCTTATTTGAAGTAGTAGACAATCCGAAGGATGAGTACAATGGATTCCCGATCCCTCTGAACTTGTGGTACATCTTCTATGATTATGATGGGACTGGAACTACTACAGCCTTTGGTGGGCAGGGTGAAACTCGCTTGGGAGATTTCCTCTTGGCAACTGGTATAGATATGGTGACAGATTCAATACCATATTCTGACAATGTCCTCCCGGCTTTGGAGAAGATGTTGCTAGAGAAAGGCAAGACAGTTGCCATGGTCATAAATGATAAGGGATTTGTAAAATCAATCGAGCCTGGGTAGACTGTGATCTCCTATGATGAAATACTAAAACAATTGAGTGGTGCGGTGGAGTATGGTAAATACTCTGCCGCACTATGCCCTTTCCATGACGACCATAAACCATCTCTTCTTGTGTTTAGAGATGGGTGGTTCATGTGTAAGGGATGTGGCAGGCATGGGAATTTTGATATTCTCTTGCGTGGATTGTCGGGTTGGACTCCCCCCGATGTTATCCCAGAGAAGACCGATTGGTACGGATCCAATCTCCCAACAGATCTAGTTGAATTGGAAGATGTAATAAATGAAGCACATTATATGCTTACAGAGCATGATGATCCCTTGGGATGGTATCTGAAAGACCGTGGAGTTTTCAATCGTATTTCTCCGCAGTGGTTGGGATATCGAAATGGATGGTATAGCATCCCGATCTATTCTGAGGATAAAGAGTTCTGTGGGGTTGTAATGAGAGCGGGCAAACATATTCAGGAAACAACTGGGCAACGCTTTACCATGCCCCATGGGCAAGGCACTCTTCTTTATATACCTGATTATGGATTGGTTAGGGAGAGTGATTATCTTGTTGTAGTGTATGGGATGTTTGATGCTCTGGCATTGTGTGAGCTGCGCATTCCAGTCTGTACAGATACTACTGGAAAAGGTGGCTTACATGCTCGTATGTTAGATGAATTTCGCAAGCCTATCATTGTATTACCTGATGAGGGAGAGGAGGATACTGGCAGAAAGTTAGTGGGAAGTCTTGGATGGCGTGGCAAACTGCTTGATTTGGACTATCCAGATGGGTGCAAAGATCCAGCAGATTGCTTGAAAAACGGATATAGTGAATGGTTAATAAGTCAGATATGGAGGAAGAAATGATATTGGGATGGATTAGTATAGGATGGTTATAATGGGTAAGGATGAGAAATTAAAGGTACATACAATTTATAGGGATGCAGATGGGTTTCGCGTCCCGTCTGTAACTACAATTATCGGGGTATTAGGTTTCAATACCCAGATCTTAATGCACTGGGCGGTAGCAGAATCTCTTGCAGGAAGAGATCCATTTGCGGTGCGTGATCGTGCGGCCGATATCGGGACTATCGCACATGGTATGATCGAGGCTGATATCAAGGGAGAAAAGTTTGACACCTCAGAATATGCACCCAATGATGTGGAGAAAGCATCCAAGGCATATAAGTCGTTCTTGGATTGGCAGGATAAATTAGGGATTGAATGTATTGCATCTGAGCTCCAACTTGTACATCAACGACTGAAATATGGGGGAACGATTGATTTGGTAGCTCGCCATGATACTGAATTATGGTTGGTTGATTTTAAAACCAGTAAAGCTGTTTATACTGAGCATAAGATCCAAGTGGCGGCTTATCGTGAGTTGTACAATGCTAACAATAAAGATCAGATATATGAATGTCACATTTTACGGTTACCTAAAGATGGTGGGTCTTATGAACATCATTGGATATCAGAGAATGAATTAGATGTAGCATTTGATATCTTTGAACATTGTAAGCATATCTATGATCTAAACAAACAGATGCGGTCATCAGAATGAAATGGTTGGATATTACAGAAATATGTATGGGGTTAGTACTATCTGAAAAGCTAACCCCAGAACAAATTAATCCAGAATTCCTTGCTCCTCCATATGGTTCTGCCCTGAAGATGTTGCAAAAAGGTTCTAATATCTCAGATCTATATGATGTAATAGGAATAGCAGCCTTAGATGCAGCTCAGCAGGCAGGTACAATTGTATCTGATAAAAGTCCATTTGATTTTGTCACTCTATTAGAGAAGGCATATAGTAGAGCCGAACTAGCTAAGGTACTGAAGTATCAGGTGAAGCGTTTGGATGATGGAGAAGATGCCGATCTTTTGGCCTTAGAGCAGGCTATGGAGAGAAACGTATCTCTTGAGCACCGATATATATTGATGTCGGATATTGATCCAGAGGAAAATGTATGGATCCCTACTTATTATGAACCATTAGATAGATCATTGGGTGGAGTCCCTAAGGGAGGTCTTACAATTATTGCAGCCCCTCCCGGAGTTGGAAAAACTAGTCTGGCCTTAAAAATAGCCATTGCTGCGGCACGGCAAAAAAAGAAAACACTATTTTATACATTTGAGATGACTAAGGGGCAATTAAAAAAACGAACAATAGATATATTAAGGGATATGACATCTTCTGAAATAGAAGATTTTCAACATTATATTGAAGTATGTTCGGACATAATGGATCCCTACCAAGTTAAGGCGGAAGCTACTAGAAAAGCAGCTATTGAAGATATTTCATATATCATGATTGATTTTGCTGATCTTATGTTAGCCGTAGCAGAGGAGGAAGCCCAGGTCGCTTTGTTGTATAGAACCATGGCGACTCTAGCACAGTCCACTGAAATACCTGTTATATTACTCTCCCAATTGAATCGTTCTTATGTTGAGAAAGGGGGAATACCTCGTATCCACAACATCCGTTGGTCTGGGCTTGCAGAAGCCATGGCTGCTCTGATACTATTAATATATAACCCTCGCCAGGTGTATGGGGTGAAGCCGTCTTCTACTGGAGATGAGTTGCATCTCCCACAAGGGGCGGGGGCTGTGATCGTTGGAAAATCTCGCTTTGGGACTAAGTATGAGGATCCTGTCGGGGCAATATATCTTCCTTGGGATGGGGAATTAGCGTGGGGAGATAAGATGCTACAGTGGCAACCTTTATCAGTAGTATAAGGAGGAGAAATGAATATAATTAAAGGGATCCCTCCCGTGTTGGATGGGCAGACAGATGTATCCATAGATATTGAAATGTTTGGGCAAGAGAAAGCAAAATTACATCGCCCCCATGGTACATTTGCTTGCATCAGCCTTGGAGTTGAGGATTCTGTCTATGTAGTTACAGAGCGATCCGCTCTGAAGGAAGTCTTTCATCAAATAAAGGATGCCAAGCATCATATATACCATAATGCCATGTATGATATTCGACAATTGAGTGCCATGGTGGAGATGGATGAGCGTCCAGTGTGGGATACTATGCTGGTAGAAAAAGTTTTGTGGGGTGGATACTTTGGAATAGCTGAATTCAGTTTACAAGATCTGGTACGCCGGTATTTGGGTATTTACATGACGAAAGATCCACGCGAAGAGTTTTCTACTCGTTCCTACATGACAGATGAAATGGTGGAGTATGCTGCCAAAGATGCTTACTATACTTTAAAAGTAAAAATGGCACAGGAAAAAGAGATTGATGATCGCTCTTATGATATGAAGGCATATTGGGAAGTAGATGCTCCAGCTATGTGGGTATTTTTGAATTTTCTTCCTGTAAAAATAGACGTCTCACGTTGGTTATCCATGGCAGATGAGTTTGTAAAACGAGGAGAAGAATTAGAAAATGAATTGGGATTCAACGTAAATTCAGCCAAACAGATTTCTGAGAAATTCAAATATGCCAAGTTCCCACGAACAGATAAGGGGAATCCAAAAACAGATGAGGATGCTTTATTATCTTTGAGAGGTAGGATCCCTGCTGATATAGTAGATAAGATTTTGTTAGCTAGACAATATAGAAAAGCATCTTCTACTTATGGGGAGGATTGGGTAAAGAATTTTGTAGAGGATGATGGATTAGTTTATGCAGATTTCCATGTAACTGGAACGGAGACTGGCAGACCCAGTTGTTCATCTCCAAACCTTTTAAACATTCCTGCTCGTAAGATTCCAGAATATCGTGAGCTGTTTATATCAGATCGTGGTAAGTTATTAATATCTGACATTTCGGCTCAAGAGCCGGCTTGTTTAGCATATTTATCTAGGGATCAAAATCTAATAAATATCTTCAAAGAAGGGAGGGATGTTCATCTGGAAGTAGCCCGAGCTATCTATAATGACCCAACCCTTACCAAGCAAAAAGATGCTGATAAGCGAGCGGTTGGAAAGATTGTCAATCTAGGTACTAGTTACGGTATGTCAGCCAAGGGTATATCTGAGGAAGTAGGTATATCAATAGAAGAGTCAGAGAAGTTTTTATATAATTATTTTCGCAAGTTTCCCATGGTGCAACTATATATTGATGGGCAACGCAGTAAGGCATATAGTATGGGATTTGTATATACTGTGGTTGGGAGGCGGATCTGGATAAATCCTTATAGTGACCAATGGAGTCGCAATGCTATCAATGCTCCGATACAGGGGTCAGCAGCCGAGTTTACAAAAAAATGGTTGGTAAGATTTAGGGATGGATGTTGTTCAAATGGACTGCCCTTTCCTGTCTGTAATGTAGTTTATGATGAGTTGGTATGTGACATTGAAACAGGTTTAGAGGATAGATATAGAACTTTGCAAGATGAAACATTTGCAGATATCTCGGAGGAATTATTTCCCGGTGTCCCCATCAAGGTAGAAACAAAATCTGGAAGTAATTGGGGGTGCAAAAAATGAGAGAACTGTGCCCTGTCTGTCATGATAATATTGTTCCAGCCTATGGAGATGAACACTCTGATATTTTATTGGTTGGGGAATATCCTGGGATGGAAGAGATGAGACGAGGATATCCATTTACTGGACGCACTGGAGATGTTTTGTCTTCGGAACTATCTAGATGCGGTATCAATATGTGGTCTGTTAGATTAACCAATTTGTGGCAGCATGATCCCACAAAAGATGATGGGTGCTTTAAATATTTTTTGCGTGATCTATTAGCTGAGATGGCAGGAAGGAAAGTGTTGATGATGGGAAGGTTGATGTCCACGTACTTTTTGCATATGAATATCTTGGATGTATCTGGAATGGAAATGACCTCCCCATTATTTCCGAGATCCATACAGTTTGTAATGTTCTCTCCCAATCCAGCATTATGTTTTCATGCTCCGATTGGAGAGTTCAGATTGGCTATTCAAAAATTTGTAAAGAAATGTAAAGGAGAATAGGATGGATAAAAGTCAATTTAAAGTTAGTATGAAGAAAGATAGAATTTACGAGGTTGAGATTGATTCTGGCATTGTTCTGATATTAGTAGTTAATGAGGAAGACATGCATGTGCAGGAGAGCCGTTTGATAATGGGCGATGGTGTAGTGTTAGAGATGTTGCCGGCTGCAATACCCTTCTTGCAGATTGTTACAGATATAATCAAGCAAATATTAGAAGAAAGCGATAAAGAATGAGTGATGATGTTATTAATGGGCAAAGTGTATACCTTACTGATAATGATTTGCAAATATTTATTGAGGTGGATGAAATTCTGAAGCAGGCTGTGACCATTGGAGACCCACGCATTGCCACCCAGTTTGGTTATCAATTATATAAAGGATCCCGCTTGCAAGGGGTGGCATTGGCCAAGTTGCTGCATGGACTACAAGATCGCTGGGACATATTTGAAGTGTCTGGAATACAAGATGACTTCTATAGTGTGATGCTCAGTGAGATTGGCACAGCAGAATCTACTACTCGCCGCTATGTGAATATGTGGGATAGTATTTTTATGAATCCCAATATATCAGATGATGCGAAGAAAGAGCTACTGGGTAAGCCAATGAAAACTTTACTCTTGCTGCCTGGATTAGCTCATGATGAGATAGAAGGGAAAGTATCTGTTGATTGGAGCAGAGTGGCTAATATGGAAGGACAGACCGAAGTGCGTGAGTACGTGAGAGATATTCGAGGGATTGCCACATCCAGCTCCACCGCGGTATATACACAATTAGAAGTACGTACTGGTAGAATGATTGCTCGTAGAGATGGGGAAGAACCCGTGGTATTCGGATTATTAAATATGGATAAGATGGTGGATGAAAAAGTAAAGATTGCAATAGAACGTATAATCCGAGGGATTGGGATGCAGGAGATTTAATGGCAACTAATCATGAAAAGATATCTAAAGATTTTAAACAGATCCGATCTCTAATCAAAATCTCAATAAAGAAATGGAAGCACTTGCTGTGGCTATCAAATTGGGAGGTAGTATTCAACTATAATTATGAATACCCAGTGAATTCTAACAAAGAAATCGTGGTAGCTACCGTCCAAGTAAGTTGGGAATATGAGAAGATCCAAGTGGATTTTTATCTACCTGCCCTCATAGATGCCGGATATACTGAAGAGAAACAAATTGACTCAGTAGTTATACATGAGTTGATCCATGCTGTTATCAATGAAATGAGGGAAAAAGATCCAGATCATAAACATGAGGAAAGAGTAGTCACACATCTTACCAATATCGTGTTTGGATTATATCAATTAGAAAAGCATGTATATGAAACTACCAATAATTGAAACAAATTTTAGGGAAATTGAACGTATTCCAACTGGATTATATTCCTTCGACCATTCTATTCCATTCCAGAATAACATTGGATTACCTTTGAATATCATTACAGAAATGTATGGGCGAGAGCATATAGGTAAATCGACTTTGGCATATTATTTATCGGGGGTAGTGGCTAAGCACATAGCTCCAGATGGGGTTATTTCCTTATGCGATTTTGAGGGATTGGATATTAGTTACTTAGCTCATGCTGTAGGGATGGGAGGGTTTGAGGGGACAGTAAAGACGATAGATCCTGTTGATGTAAAAGGGAAAGCTCGTTCTCATGAAGATATGTTAGGGGAATTTGTCACAACACTCAAAGATGAAAAAACATCTTGTGGGATCGTGGATAGTATAGGAGCGATTCAGACTACAGAGGAAGAAGCCTCCAACCTTGAGGAGGGCTTTAGTGCAAAACGGGCTGTTATTGTATCCAAATTTGTCAGAAAATTAAACTCTTTAATGAGAGCAAAAGAAACTCCCGTCAATGCTTTTCTCATCAATCATGCTCACACTGCTGTAATGGGATTTGGGCATAATTCTTCTGGTGGAGTAGCATTAAAACATTTGGCGATATTGCGTATTTTTATGAGCCCATCTTCAGCAGATAATATAAAATCTGGAGATGATGTATTAGCTAATGTGGTAGAAGGACGCATAGAAAAGTTGCGATATGGGGGGAATGGCGGAAGATTTAAATTTGTAACTATCCCAGGCTATGGGGTACGATCCAATCTCACCGCAGTGATTGATTGTATAGATCTTGGGATTGTATCACGTGGGTCTACTATAAAAATGGACGATAAAAGTTTTGGATATTTTAGTGGATTAGTACAAGCTGATCTTGAAGATCGAGTAGATAAATTTGAACCATTCTTTGAAGCTTTAAAGAAATATAAAAAGGAGGAAGGTAGTGTTTAATCCATTTGAAGCGGAGTGGGTTGGAATTCCTGCTGCTGAATTTGGTGGGATTCATATCAAACGGGCATATGTAATTGATGAATCTTTTGATGTATTACACCCCGCGATTGGCATAGATCCTGGAATAAACTTTGGTGTATCTTGGCTAGTAAATAAAAGATTAGAAACGTGGTGGGGATCTCTTCCAAAACAGAATCACGACTTCGATTATTTTTATATTGCAAGAGATTTCATCATCATGTTTGTAAGAAAATTTCAGTTGTTTAAAAACATCGACATAGCAATCATCGAAGCCCCAAGTTATGGCAGTCAATATAAGCAACCGTTGCTTGAAGATGTGAGAGTGGGCTTTCATGCAGGTCTTACCGCTACTCACTTCTCTCCTGAATATGTACCACCCAAGACTGTAAATAAAGCTGTGTTTGGGAATGGAAATATTGCAGGAAAGAAAGAATGGATAGCCATTGGGGGGAATGGGGCGGACGCGGCCGCAGTAGCATTATATGGAGGAGGTTACAGGTTTAATGAGTAGAGGAGATAAATGGTCTGCTGAGGACATTATTAAGTTATTGAAACTTGTTGATGATAAAGGATATGCCTGGTATGACATAAGTAAGGAGTTTCCTGGCAGAAGTCAAGAAGCTGTGCGAATGTGGTATAGAAATAATGTGGGTGAGACACGAGAGAATACTGTCCCGCGCATTGGCTTGTTTGATTTGGAAACCCTCCCCATTGAGGCATATACTTGGGGATTGCATAAACAGTATCTTGGGCAAGATCAAGTTATCCAACATACCGGTTTGCTATCTTGGTCGGGAAAATACTTGAATGAACCAAAAGTATTCTCCGACATATTAACACCAGAAGAAGCGGTTGCTCGTAATGATGCACGCATCACTCAATCTTGTTGGATGTTTTTGCATAGTTGTGATGTGGTGGTTGGGCATAACCTGAATAAATTTGATAGCAAAGTGTCTAATACCTTCTTCTTATTACATGATTTGCCTCCTTTAGATTATCGTCATATTGATACGCTAGCAATTGCCAAGAGATATTTCAGATGGGAAAGCAATAAGATGGGCTACCTTAATCATCAATTAGGACTATCTGAGAAGATGGAGACAGAAGGGTTCCTCTTATGGCGAAGATGTGCAGAAGGGGATCCAGAAGCATTGGAGAGGATGGAAACATACAATAAACAGGATGTAATTGCTCTTGAGGATTTGTTTTATAAGTTCCGCCCCTATATTCATGGATTCAACGTAGCTGTCTATAATGATGATGGGGAAATGCAATGCCCTGTATGTGGATGTAAGAATTTGTCTTCTGAGGGGTATTATTTCACACCGGCTGGAAAATGGGAATCATTGCGTTGTGCAGATTGTGGGGCAATTTCAAGATCCAAGACAAATTATCTAGATAAAGATAAAAAGAAATCTTTGTTATATAATAAGGGGGGAGAGTGGTAAATGAGCAGTGAACATTTCTTAGATAGTAGTGTAAAGATAGATGAATCACGTTATCCTTATATAGAGGATGTGGTGTGGACGCATGTGAAGGAATGCCCTGTATGTGGTGGAATACATCATCTTTATATATGGGGGTATGAGATAAAAAAACATCCGATTTATTTTTGGAAATGTACTGATTGCGGGGTAGTATTTCTTTCTCCCCGTATGAGTGATGCTTATACAAGTGAATTTTATAAAACATATTATCCAGAATATCATCATAAATATGACATGAAACAAGAGCATGAGGTTGAAAAAATACGTGCCATCAATTTATCAGGTCTCCCAAAATTATGTGGCAAGAAAGAATTTTCTTGCCATTTGGATATTGGCAGTTCAAAGGGGATATTGCTAAATGAATTCCGTACCATCTTTTCTGTGAAGGAGAGTGTAGGAGTAGAGATAGATGATATGGCTAGAAAGAAAGCTGGTAAGCAATTTAAGGATATATCTTTCGAGCGTACCTTGGAAGATATTGGGGAAGATAAATTCGATCTCATTACTATGAGTCATGTTTTGGAACATTTTAATCATCCAGCAGATGAACTGAAGAAAATTGTTGGGCATCTAACAGAGGATGGAGTGCTATTGCTAGAGGTTCCGAATGCAAATGCAAATCTTGGAAGTTACTTGTTGCATCATCCTATTCAATTTAATTCAGATTCTATTGGATACTTACTAACAAAAAGTATTGGGATGGAAAAGGCGTTGACTTTTGAGCACAATATCCCATCCACGCGCCCAATAAAGATATATTTATCTGTCATGGCTTGGGGTAGAAAGAAAAACCCTCCTGATTAGGAGGGTTTATTTTTAGGGTTTTTTGATCCCTTTGTTGAATTGTTCCATGACGGCCGCTTCAATTGCAGCAGAAATCATATCCAGATCAACTTTCAGTCCATATTCTGATAAACGCTTCTCGGCAATATCCAAAGCATATTCTTTTTTATCCTCGATCATTCCTGCAATATTGGCTTGTTCAGCAGCAAGGACTGCTAACTTGGCGACTTCTTCCAAGACAGATGCCGATCCAGCCCGTTTTGCTTTGAAATCCAGCCAAGCTTTCTTGGCTAAAGAAAACAACCAAGCAAATGCAGCAGATGCTAGGGCAGGTAAAGCAAATGCCATAAAATATTGCAAGAAAATACTTAAGAAATTCATCAAAACTTCTTTCATTGTTTACTCCTTATTTCTTAGATCCGTAAAGTTTGCCCTTTACTTTCTTTTTAGTGTAATTGTGAGATCCTAATTTTGGGGGTGCAGATGCTGGTCTCGAATTATGAGTACCGGGTCTCTTCCGTGCAGGTGTCTGCCCAGGCTGTTTCTCATTTTGTCCTCGTTTAGTTTTTGGCATAGTAACTCCTTTCTTTTATTTAGCTAGTGTTGATAGCCAACGGAATATTGAATCAATGTTTCCTACGAATGCACTTATGATTATGAGCAATATCCCCTCTTTTAATCCAATAGATAGTTTTTTATCTGCTTCATGGTCATCCCATAAAGTATCAACTTTTGATTTTATCCCTTTCTCCCCATTCCCCTCCAATACTTTTATAACTCTGTCCATCGTCTTTTGTTTCTCTTCGTCTTTAGCCAGATGACTGGCCAATTCCGTTGAGATTTTGGCTAAGTCGGTGGCAGTAGCATCCAACTTTGGTGATATGGTTTCTTGTAAGTATTGTAGGATTGAGATGCCTGCCATATTGTACTCCTCTCGATAATGTTATTATATCATATTCCCCTAATGCCTGTCTAACCATTCACGGTTAGCTTTGCTTAGAGGATAAATACCTTTTTTAATACGAATATCCAATATTCCACTTGGTGGGGTAGGTTTTCCTATTAACTCTTGCAGTTCCACCATTGATTTCATCCAGTAGTTTCCATCCATTGTTGGGCATCCAGGTATTTTCAATTTGTCTGTATATTGCCACATAATAATGTTGGGTTTTATGGTGGGGCTGAACCTAGTTAATGTATTGTTATATTGAGCAAGCCAGAATTTATAGTTAGCTCCCCAAGCGGGATCTCCCACAGAGTTTACCCAAAGACCTCCACGTGTATATATGATTGGAGAGATGCCTATCTTATCTTCAATATACTGAATAGTGGCTTTCAGTTGCATAGACATTTCTGCTTTAATTAATCCTTGCGGATCTTCCACATCTAAAATTGGAGGAAAATCTGGTATATTTCGTTGGCGTATTTCTAAATAATGGCGGGCTTGTAGTGATGCACCCGCTTTTGGAAGCCAATAATAGTAATCCCCACAGATCAGTCCTGCCTCTTTTAAACGTACTATGTTTTCATCATGCCTATCATCATAATAAGGGATTTTGGATGGTAGTGAAATTTGCCCAGCCTTGACAATCCCTCCTATAATGCCAGCCCCTTTCAGCTTATTAGCATCTACTCCTGCTTGCCAATGTGAATAATCTACTATATCCATAATGCTCCTTAGAAAATTATAATTTGTGGTATCCAAGATGAAGGTTCATGATACTCAATTGTAAGAATTGGCCTATATGCAGAAGTAGCGTTCTCTTGTGAAGCTAAACGAACGTTTTCACTTCCAGTAGGCTGAGTACCTGAAATATCTCTACTACTAATTAATCCATAATATGTATAACCAGTTTTATTAATCCAATTTATATTAAGGTTTCCACTAGAATATTGAGTATTTGTAGATATGCCAGATGTACTTCTCCAAATATTATCATCAGCAGTGGCAGAAAGAATTCCGTCAAATACAGATTCCATATTCCCTGCGCTAACTGGATCATAAGAAGCCCAATTAAATTTTTTTATTATCACATTAAAATCAGTAGTTGAATTATCTGTTGTTGCAACTAATTTTAAATTTATTTGGTCAATAATAGCATCATCCGGGATGGATGAAGTGTCAAATTTCAAAAATGCCCTATATACTAAATATATTCCTCCGGTATAAGTTTGCCCAACATAATACGTAGTCCCAGTGCTATCATAATCAACTGCTGTCCCTCTTGCGGTACTATAACTACTTGATTCCCCATTGACTTGTCCGTCACCACTACTACATGCAAAATTTTGAGTTGTCATTATTTATCTCCTATGGTAATTGGAATATCATAATCAAAATTAATCCCGTAGTCCCTGTACCTGATACATCAACATCACAGCGCAAGCGATCTCCAGTTGATACATCATCATAAGAAGTATTAATAGCAGGAGCTGTCGCCGCAGTATAGCTAGTAAATTCGTTTGCATCAATAGTGGCAACAGTAGAAAGAATGTCTTGAGAATCTGTTACATTATATAGTTGAACAGTTGGTGTTCCAGAACTAGATACTGTATCTACTGCAATATCAAAATCTACCAGATTATACCCATTTAATGTTACGGGAACCACAAAATAGTCTTTTCCATCTCCAGTGGTTAATGCAGTCCCAGATGCAATCACACGCCATTCAACAATTCTTTTTCCATAATCTGAGCCAGACAATCCATCTGGAGTAACTGCTCGTGCAGTATCTGTACCAGTTGTGGTTTCTGCTGTTGTAGCTAATTCTACCAATCCACTAACTGAATCTGACGTGGTACTTATCCACCCATCTAGTTTTCCACTTCCATCTGCGATTGGAATTTTTGAGGCAGTAGGGGTGGCAGTAGCATTTGCAGGATCCTCTACAACTTTGGTAGATGCATTCAAAGAGGCATATCCACTGACTGCCCCTTTTTCAGATTCCTTTTGATATTGAGTATGAGGATCCCCAGTAGTAAGATCAGATAAACCAGCATGGCTGATTTGCGCTCCATCTCCACCGCTATGATCGTGGGTATCTCCATTAGTCACGAGGTATGAATCAATCCGTAAGATCTCTCTGCGCAATTGGTTATAGATATTGGCAGAATTTACTAGGTAGATGCGATCTCCATTTGCCATGGCAATAGCCGTAGTACCATCTGCTCCGCGAGCGCAAGAAGTGAAAGTAGCACCACTGATTCCTTCGGCATAAATTATCTCCCCAGTACGTGCATTGAGAAGATATTGTGGTGCAGACACTCCTGTTATAGTGGTGGTGACTGTTAAGACTTGAACAGAACTAGAATGGATACCACTGATTGTCCAATATGTTTGATTTTTTACTTCTCCTGGAAGGGTTGCATTAACCCCTGGAGCTATAGTTCCAACTGATGGTTCTGCCATTATATCAACGACCTTTCCACTTCAGCGATAAATGGATATGATTTAGAATCAGCTCCAGTTTTAGTTACCTCAATTTGGATAGTCCATTCCCCAGGTCGATCTAAATAATTATCGCTGGCATATGACCAATCCACCCCACCAGTGGATCCATCCACAGTAAAACTTCCGGTGGTAGTAACAAGTTGCCTCTCATCTGGAGATAGTGAATAAACTATTATACTTGTGTATGATGATAGATCCTGCTCATTACCATCAAAATCCTTGCATGTCACAGAATTGGTTTTTCCAAATTCTCTTACAACAAGGCCTCTTATTCTAGGAGGTGTTGTTTTTTGACCCATATTAATTAAACCTCATAAATTTCCCCACTTGGATTGTTACATAATTTTACATCAGCATGGGGTGTGATGTCAAGATAAATATCAGCGGACGGGTTAACCATCATATATACTTCTCCTAATTGTCGGCGGTTAGACATATCCAAAAAATATCCTCCCCATATCAAATCCTTGGTTCCCCAATTAGCAATTAGATATGTATTGTCTCCTCCCCATGTTGCAGGACGCTTAAAGATTGTATCGCTCATTAGGCAGATCCTCCATAATAAACCATGCCAAAGGTAGCATCTACATTTAAGGCACCTCCGGCGGTATGATAAAAATGCAGTGTTAATTCATCGTTTACTGCTAGATCATAGACCACTTCTATAGGGATATTTGGGCTGTTATCAACTGCCACCGCTGTATTAGATAAGATGATATCTGCTAATGTTCCAGAAGAATTGTGTTCTATAGAAACCTTGCGGATACCATCTGCATCAGATGCTGGATGCACAGAACCGAAAATTTTATACAGTCCAGCCGTTTTACATATTAGTTTTGTTGGAGATCCACTCCCCCATATGGCATCTGTATCTTTTATCTCTGTAGAAAAAGACATAATAGTATCTGAAGAATCTGCTACTGATTGACCTGAAATAGATACCATTGCTATTGGTGGAGGTATTCTATATAGATTTCCAACCTCATCTTTGGCTGTGAGATCAGGAGCAAAGTAGAGTGTTTTATTAACAGAAACGGCACTCACTTCTATATCATCTATGTAGAAAGACTCTCCTACTGTGGCAGTTATAATTATTTCGCAGGATAGTGCTGATGCCGGAGATGTAAGTGTGGTGGATCGTAAGTTCCAAACTACAATATTATTTTCAGTTGCTATTACATCTGAGCGGATTAAATTTCCCCCTGATGCTGCATCATACCATTTTACTGTTATAACATAATCGGATGGATATCCTACAGAATAAGATGCAGTAAGACGAGGTCTGTAAGCAGCCGTAGCATATTCTCCAGATCGGAAATAATAGAGGGAATTAGCCACAGAGGATGTATCTGTTATGTCTACAAATGTGGTCTGCCCACCTGGTCGTATTACTCTTTTTCTATACGACACGGTAGGTATCGTGTCTTCTATGTTCATGCGGAGTAACCACCCCAGATTTGTGAAATCTCCATCTATGATTTCTTGTAGTTTAGAATGGTCAATAGGAATTTCTAACCAACCTAAAGCTATGCTAGTTGCTCCTCCAATTCCTTGTTGCTCACAATCTGAGGAAGAAAATCCACCAGGTGTAGTCCAGGTATTAACTCCATTGTAACTATTCCAAGTAGCTCCACTTTCTGTAAATGCTTTTGTTAGTCTATATACTCCTATAGTAGGATTAGTATTAGAATCAGCATCGTGACAGTACATATACAAAGATGAACTAGTAAGAATAGCATTGGCTGGAATAGAACTCAAATCTGGCTTTAACAATGCTCTACTATTCAATACCGTATAATAATATCCGATTGGAATGCTTGTAGCAGTTTCATAATTAGTGGTTGGATCGCCGGAATTTATTTTAGTATCAACTGTGATGGGGATATCCACAGTAGTGCTTGTTTGAGAATAACTTTCCTTTGTTGCCAATGATATTTGGTATGGAGTATTACCTGTTACCTCCATCCTGTCTGAAGTTAAAGTTTCTGTTCCAGAAGTGACCTCATCACATTTCAGACTATATTGTCCGTTATATGGTAATGTGGTAGATGCACTAAAGGAGGACGCGCTTTGTGTCCATCCAGTAAGATCCCCTGTTTCAAAAGTCCCATTAGATACTAAATTAGAAGTATCTACATTTCCGTAAAAGCGAAAACCAAAAGCAGGAGTAGAACTTCCATCTGGAATCCAGAATCCCATCAAAGCATTTCTAGTATCTGTACCATATGTAGCGGAGTGAGTATATGCATAATTTAATCCAGTAACAGAAATAAAATCCTTATCTACAATGAGGCGGCCAGCCGCTGCATAGAATTTTCCATCTGATGCACTAATGCCTACTTGTAGGACATCATTAGAGACTCCTACCAGATTCCATGGGGCATCCTCATAATAGAGAGGCGGATAGGCAATTCTCATTCCAGAAAAGCCAAATCCTGGATCTACTTCATTGCCAGCACGAAATTCTCCAGCCCGTATCATACCAAGTTTTTCTGATATTTCTGATAGAGAAGTTACATTGATTTGATTGGCTGCAATGCGGAGGCGCTCTGGTAAATCTTGAACCAAAGACAATATTTGATGAAGTAACTGAAGTACCTGCTCTATCATGTCGGATATACTCCCAACAGGTTTGCCCTTATGCCTTTGGCAAGTACAAGTGCATCATCCCATCTCTTATCATTTTCTTCATCTATTTTTTCAAAGGTGTTATCTACGGTATATCCATAAGTGCCACCAACGGAGGAGGCAAGATTAAAGATTCTTCGCATTATTTCTTCAAACCTATATTCATCATAAATGTCTTCCTCCCAAATGGCTTCTACATAATACCCCATTTCCGCCAAGATATCTGTTTGTTGCTGATCTTTTTTATGCTGGAGGAAACCATTATGAGTCTGTCCTTGTACTTGAATAACTAAACGTAGATATGGAAAAAGAAAATCAGCTACCATCCCTCCAAGCTCTGTCCGGCCACCTTGCTGAGAAGACTGGAAATCAAACTCTATCCCAGATGTCATATGTAAATGATACACTAGATAGAAATATACTATCCGTTCTGGTAATGTACCTAAAACTTGATTGTGTGGGACGGCTCTCGATTCGCGGGGGTCTCCTCCTAAAATAGGTCGGGAGATGCCTCTTGTATGCAGTCTATACCACCACGGAGATTCATGTAATAATTCGTCTCTTATCACATCTTTGGCAAATAATTCAATTGGACGATCTACTGGCTGTGGGATAATTATCCGTGTTTTCTTTGAGTTGAATGTGGGATAATAATTGGTAGGTGTCCATATTTTTTTGAGTGGCATTATTTAGCCTCCACAAGATTCAGGGTGGCTATCTGCTCGGATACTGTACTACTGCCACCGGCATTTTCATCCGTTTCATATTTATCTAGTGTGATAGAAGTTATATACACTAAATAGGATTCCCCATAGATATCAATAAATTCTATTGGAGATTTGCTGTTACGTGCCTCTTTTATATCATCATAAGTTTCTTTAGGCATCCTACCATCTATATGATGTCCAACCTCTAAATCCTTAGCAATTGGGATAGACATATTCCATCCATATATTTCTTCTGGGCGCATGATAAATCGCAGAGAAATACTTTCCAATATAGGACTCTGTGTAGCCGTTCCCGTTTCAAAATCAATTCGCAATATAATATAATAGAACTCTTTAGTGGCGCTCCCACCAGGATAGGTAAGTTCAGTTATGCCATCTTTTGTTATGTCATCCCATTTTACAAAATCTGCCCCATCAAGTGAATAATAGATGGATAACTTTCTAGTACTTGTTAGATTGCTAGCCTCAACAATAACAGATGACATGGATTTCTGAACGCGCCTATATCCAGCAGACCAACGTGCTAGATATAAACTGTGAGATCCCGTTGTTGGAAAGTCTGCATATGGATATTCAGATCCACTTTGGAATGGTATATAATATGTTACATCCGCAGTTGCATTCACATGATACCACATGCGAGCATTAACAGTATCATATCCAATTGTAGTTACTGTGTCACTCCCATTTTCTGTTAAACGGCAGAGTTTACTCCAAGATACTCCATCATAGCAGAGCAGATCTTCAGACCATACAGTCTCATTAGTTCTGGCAGTACAATATAAAAAGCGGTTTGCAGAGATAAAATTATCAAATCTACCATATGTGGTATAGGGGAAGCTGTCCGTTAGTCTCGGAGGTGTGACATCGGTCAGCCTCGCCCCATTCCACTGGTAAACCACATCCCTTATAGGGAAGTAGAGATACCCATTATAAACTACCCAAGACCTGAAATTATCCGATGATTCTTCTGATGTAAAATCTAATGACTTTCTAGCTATTAGATCATCTCCCAATGACCAAAGGCCGTCTCTCTTGAAAAAATATAAATATCCAGCATAGACTACTGCTCCTAATGTTGGAGCGGATCCTTCAGTTCCAACATAGATAACATTGGTATCAGCGGTTGTGCCTTCTAACTCAGCTAATGCGCTGTCACTATCTCTATGTACTCTGTTTGTTCCATCTTTTCCTGCATAAACATACCCACTATGCATATTAATCCATTTATAATCAATAGAATTTGAATCATTGCCAGTATCTGTGACAACATCACTTGTATCAAGTTTTTGGATTCGATTTCCATCTGGAAGGAAAAATAGATAATCTCCGGAGGGGAGGACACCATTAACAGCGGCCACACTATATATAGATGACCAAGATCCACCGGAATATTTTCTAAGCCCGGCAGTTCCATATGCATATAAAGCATTATTCCAGTTTACAAAACCTTCTTTCACATTATTATCTGTATCTGATGCTGTAGATTTGGTAAACATCATAACAATCCCTGGATGGCGTGTATCCAGATTACCATTAGTATGCATGTACATGGCTTCATCTGTATACCAAGTATCTCCAAACCCATGCCTCCAATCCGTTTGGCTTTGGATTTGATAGAGTCCTAATTCAGAGAAGGATATTGCCCCACCAGGAGTAGACGCTTTCGGGCTAAAGTCAGTGACATCTCTGGTGCGATAACTTAGAACTCGATACTCATGGCCATCCAGTTTTATATTGCCTTGCATATTATCTCCACAATGGATCTTCTAGGTTTGTAGATAGAGGAGTACCATCCGATCCACGGATCCTCATATGGAGAGATCCCATACGGAATCCATTTCGGCTTTTGTAATCTTCAGCTCGTATCCGATATAATTGTTCCATATTTGCATATTTGCTACGATCTGCCGAATTCACTGCAATCCTACTGGCAGCTAATATTTCGATGGCTTTGGCTATCACATACTCTTTGGGTACTACAGTAGCAGTTGTATCATCCGTATCCAACTCAATAGGCTCTGATGCATATACCAATCGTATTCGTGCTCCATATAGTGAAACATAACGGTGGGCAAAATACAAAATTCCAGGATATTCTTCTGAATCTAAATCCCATGAGATAATACGATACCATGACTCATATTGTTCATTTGGATCCCACACTCTATATTTGCTGGTTGTATCTGGATTAGTAGTCCATACAGTGGATATAGTTATTTGAGCCCCTAATACAGAACTAACTGTCCTCTGCTGCCCAGACCCTGTGCCATCATAAATGGATACTATCCAACCGGATGTGACTTCTGAAAAATTGGCGGTTGAATCTGAGATAGTTGTATTGGTAGATGCTGTTGTAGTTCCTGTCTGTGATTTTTCCGGTTGTTCTATATATACTGCACGTATAATCCATGGGGCTGTTCCTAATCCAGATAAACTATATTCTAACTTATCTGCTTCATATATCAAAGTTTCATCTGTTATTACATCAAAAAATTCAGGAAAGCCTGATCGGATAGCTTCATTGATGGCATCGTGTATTTCAAAGGTTGAAAAAACATTGTGAATCTCATACTGTGTGGCGGTAGATGGGGATCCACTAAGGGGATATTCCAGGAATAGTTTATCTTGTGAAGCGTCAAAATGATCTATGAATCTAACATTATCCGCATTACCAGTGGTATCAGAATCTCTTGCAACATAAAACCACATATTTTTCCAATAATCGTCTGGTTGAGTTAGAGAAGAATCAATGACTTCAGATGCAGAAGAATCAGAATCACAATTAGCATATTCTTGGAACCGTTTAAAGAACTCCATCCCTAAAGATCTACAAATCTGTCTGCGAAGATCTGCTCTAGTTGAGGTAGGTTTCGCCATAATTTTCCCCAATCAATCGTTGATTACTCAACGAATAATTTTACAGATAGATCAGTAGCATCGGTTAGTGTGACAGATCCTCTAGCAATAAGCACACCATGCAGTTTATTGCTAGACCCCTTCAGTACAACCGGGATGTGCAAATCTTTCTTATAGGCAATTACATTATCATCCAATGCTATATAATCTCCAGTAGTAAAGCTAATCACCCCAGCTACATTTAGCAGGTCAGAATCAGCTATTGCTAAAGTAGACCCATTGTCTGTGGCAGCTATAGATGTTGTTTGGTCAAATAACATCAGATCTGCGGCGAATGCGGTAGATGATAAATCAATGAGTTGGGCTCCTGTAATGATCCCACCACCGCTATCAGCTCCATTCAATACATTCAGGAATTCTATAGCCCCTCCCATTTGATCCCCTGCACTATATGCATCTGTGGATAATCCAGTGATCGAGGATAGAACATCTTTAACTTTTTTACTAACAATATTTGGCATATTATTCTCCTTTTGCCACTAATGACTGTCCCAAATTAACAGCATCATCTGCTTTTTTCCAGTCGATAGATGGGTCAACACTGACAGCATTGTCCCATTGTTCCATTTTCTTCAATTGGGTGTCTAATTTTTCAAACTCAGTTTCCTTTTCTTTCCTTGCAATGAATTCTTTCAGAATAAAATCTGGGACGAGTATTGGTTTGTTGATAGGAAACACCCAAGAGAAGGAACGATTCCCTACTACAACTTTATATACCTCAGGCTCATAGCGTATACCCCGCCTGGTTCTTACAGGCTTTCCTGAAGAGGCATATAAGATCTTGGGAGAGTCTGCGACTTTCTTTTTGAACTCTAAAATAGCAGTGGCAGATTCTGCCGCGACTTTTTCTTTAACTCGTTTCATCATCTTTGAAGTTTTAGCATCCAATATATCTTTAGCACTACCAGAAACTTTTAGTTTGCTGGATTCATCCAGTTTCTGTTGAAACCATTTCAGACGATCTTCCTCATATTTATCTCGTTCCTTATCTCGCTTATCGACATATTCCAGGAACTTGTTAAACATGGCTCCCATCTGATCGTCTAATTCTCCACGCACTACTTCACGTAGAGCTTTTCCAACCTGGGCTGCCTCCACATCAGACATCTTAAGGAACTTGTCAGACATGAGAGCCTGTAAAGCTGGGGAATCTGGCTTATTATCTATGGTGCTATTTAATACTTCTTGTTGTGCTTCTATTGGCTTATCTTTATTTCCCATCGAAATATACTCCTCCAGATATATTATAAAAACTTTTGTAGAGTTTAATGGATTCCTCTACTTCATCCATAGCTCCATGAGCATGTTGTACTATGTCACGCTTCTTTTCATAGTCTTCATAGGCTAGTATCTCGGCATCTTCTACATCATCATATTTGTCCAACAATTCTTCTAGTTTATTGTATTTGCCTAATGACATATAATATTGAGCCAGATGTTTATTCCGCTTGTTAGCAAGTTGGAATTTTTTTAGCTCTAATTGCTGCAAGAATCCTGTAGTATCATCCGCAAATGCATAGACACTACCTTTAAGAAGCCCTGTATTTGGTGGAAGATATACTTCAATGCCTTTGCCCATCATTAAACCGAGAAAATATTCGGTGCTATCTCTCTGATAAAAATATTCTGTTTCGGCCGCCATTTCAAATCCGTATGCTTCTACTCGTTCAAAGCCTTGTAAGATTGATAAGGCTGCCATATAAGCACACGTACTTGTGTAGAAATTTCCAAATTGTTCCCTCGCTGTTGCGATTGGATATGCTACGCTGGAGGGGAACTCATCATATTGCTTCTGCATGTAAATAGGAAATGGATGCTTTTCTGTCAACCAATCCCAATGTTCACTATCTAATGAAGATCTGCCCCGCAATTCTTTCAGATACTTTATGGAGTGGAGTTGGAACCAAGCAGTTATTTTATCCATTTTCATGAAATCATTCTGGTGGAATCTGTTCATCCCCCAGATTTCGCTAGCATCATCTCCCCAATTGAATAGATTGCGCGTTTCTGGGGCACCTCCCATGAATACTACGGTCTTCTTATTGGTTCTCACTTTTATCTCCCTCTAAGTTCATATAGGTATCATAGATCTTTATTGCATTGCGCAATCCTTCTTCTCTACCTATCAATTTCATCAGATTTTTGGCAGATTTATTTGCATCTGATCTAGTTTTCTCAAGTTCTTCTTTCAATTCTGAATGTAATTTCACCATATCTTCCAAGGCAAATACCTCACCTTGCTTAATATTTGATTGTTCCATCTCCTCATATACATCAGATGCAAGTTTATTAGCATTGAATTCAAATTCTTGCCTCATCCCTAACATGGAATCATCATAGGCATATTGTCCATATCCCTGCAATAATTTACTGTTGGGGGGGATTACAATATCATATCCCTTACCTTTAAGTAGTCCAAGTAAGAAAGATGTAGCCGGGCGTTGACGTAAATATTCTGTTCCAGCCGCCATATCAAATCCATAAAGTTCAATTCTCTTGAATCCTTCCAAAGCAGCAAAGCCTAGTAGATATGCCAATGTGCTGGTGAAATATCTATCAAAGGACGCTCCCACTGGCTTAAGCCAAGAGTCAAATAATCTATTTATGTCATCATAAGGGAATGCTACAGAAGATGGAATATCTTCCCATTTCTGTTGCATATAAATTGGGAAACGTACTTCAGATTGTAACCACTCAAAATGATGTGGATCATTGTGATTATCTTTTCGAGTAAAACTTTCTCTCGAATGAAGTTGGAACCATAGAACATTACCTTCCCCTTCTTCTGGATGTTTTCGTTTCCAGAAATCAAAGGAGAATTCCTCATTGATTCCGAATAATGTTATATTCTTGTTACCCCAAGGTGCTTGAGATCTAGTAGATGGTGCGAAACCAATTATCGCACAGGCATCTTTCTTTGCCACAATAACCTCCGAATGTTAGAAAGGGGGGATTTCTCCCCCCTCTTGATTTATGATCCGTTTTCTACAGCCGACTCTCGATAGTCGTCAACGAACGTTACAAACACGTCCACGGTTCCAGTTGTAATGCCTGTCGTCCAAGACATTTCCAAAGTTTGTGCTGCTGAGCACATATACCCACCTGCTCCAGGCTGAGTCTCAAATTTGGATGAGTGTGATCCTTCACGAGTAGCATCCGAAGATGCTATAAACAGATCACAGTCTGTATCAATACCAACCTGGACGGCATTCCCTCCCGGCAAGTCTGAACTGACTACAATTTGTATTTCATCAATCCAAGCATATGCAGGAAAATCCATCAATAATGCAGGTTGTGTATCATTCGACAGATCTACTTGTCCAATGTATGCACATTGTTTAGAGCTCCGTAGAGCCTTCGCCACATCTTTCCCCGGCGCGTACTTTGGTGGTTTTCTACGTATTTTTTTAGTAATACTCATAGTAATCCTCCAATGTTGCTTACGAGCTGGTTGCAGGTGCTAAATCAGTATCTACTCCAAGTGAATAGTCAATGCGAAGTTTTGCTTTTCCAGCGGTTAACCCACCAGTAATGGTTAGGTCAATAGTGTCAGACCCAGTGTAGAGCTTACCTGCGGCATAGCCAACAGAGGAAGCCATATTTCCAAAGACCGCTCCAGAGCTAGTTGGTACAAACAGGGTGTCCGTCCAGTATCCATCAGAATCGTCCCCATCTCCAATAGAGAACTCTAGAGAAGTAGCACCATCAAATGCAACAACCACTTGGCTTTCGATGCTATGCACAAACACATTGGGTTCATTTATATTAATTAGGGCTACAGCTCCAGTTGTAGTAGATCCGATAGAAACATCAGGACTTTCACCTGTTGCACCAAAGGTCATAACAGCTAGATAGTGCCGTCCGATCCGCTTTCCAATTCCAGGAATATTAAGAGCACTCATTATATTATTCTCCTTTAGTCATCACTTGCCATATTGGCGTGATATAAATTAATGATCCAGTCGGAATTAAGTACCTCTAGATCGTGAGACACTTTCCAACCAATAGATCCACGTTGATTCAAAGGATCATCTGACCCACCCGAATCCAGATCTTTGACAATCAGGTTTACAGGTCGTACCTGTTTCCCTGTATTTGTCCATTCATCCACACCACCAGAATCAAGATTTCCAGGCATCAGGGTGCTCATTCCAGCACGCCCAAAAGATTCATCTCCTAAAAAGAGAGCACTATACACGTCTGTGGTGCCACTCTTGCCAGCATTTGCACTCTCATAAGAGTTAGAGCTGACATAGATATCACAGTTCAAGATGCGCCCGATCTTTCCAGACCGAATCTTGTTTTCGTCTGTTTCATTGTTGAACATATTGACGAACACAGGATCTTTGAATAATGAGCCAACGGAATAAGGATGAGTAACGATGATAAAACTCCCACCAATTGGGCGGGCGTTGTTGGCTTGTAGAGTGAAATATTGTTTCAGGATATCTTCATAATTGAATTCATGGTCTGCGAGAGAGATATCCGTAATAGCAGATGCTCCACCAGAATATGCGGCGGTGGCATTTGTTATTAATGCGTTGCGCGTTAGCGTATCTATGGACAATCCGGCTTGTTCACCCAGGATTGCACTTGTTTCCAAAATCATATTATCTGTCTGTTCCAGATCAATCTCATCTGTGAAGATCAGATATGCTCCATAATATTCTGGATCTAACGTAACGGTAGAAATACTTGGTTGAGTTTGTTCAGATGGGGTGGTGCCTTCGGTTAAAGATGAAGTCACAGCACTCAACGATGAATATTTTCTCAGTTCCAGATCTCCATGGTTACTAAGTGACGCCACAGTCCCCCACTTATTGTGGATGAGTCGTGGTAGCGCGCGCGACAGCAAACGCATTTCGTACATAGTTTTAATGCCAGTAGACATTGAGCTACGATTTAGGTTTGCCATTGTTTAAAAACCTCCTAGATTTTTAAATTAGTTACTTGTTATCAATAGCGGAAGCCGCTTCATCAAGTAACTTTCTAAGTTTGGGATCTACGAGGGTCATTTTGAAGAACTGTTCCACATCCCCACCGGCATGTTTTTCAGCCAGCTCTTTGAGTGTCAAAGTTCCACTTCCCCCATCTTTCCCAGAAAATTTAGCGGTGTCAGGCGGTGATTTCTTTTTATCTTCTCCCACAGGTTTATCATCCTTTGCAGGTTCGGTCTTAGCAGATTTTAAGTTATCCATCTGTTCTTTTACCGCAAGCATCCCACTAGCGAACAACTCATCCGCATCTCCATCCGTTTTCAATTTGGTTGGGTCTATGCCATATTGAGTAATAAACATATCTTTATAGGCATAAAAGCGTTTTGTGTTGTCGGATTCGGTTTTTGCTTGCTCTCTTTCAGATTTCAATGCATCAATTTGCTTAGACAATTCCCCCTGACTGAATTTTAGCAGCTCAGTCTCACTCATATCTTTTGTGAGTAGTTGCTTTACCTGTTCTTTCAAAGATGAAAGTTCATCAGTCTGTTTGTTATCCCGCTGGTCACGAGAGCTCTTTAGTTGATTAATATCTTGCTGAAGTTTTTTAACTTGGTCAGCAGCTTCTGCTGCTTTTTGCTTCCATTGGTCAACATCTGAGCCCGTCTTGCTCTCGTCCGCTGAACCGTTAGAAGAAATGGCTTTTTGTTCATCCCCTCCACTGGCAGGCGTCACTGGTTTATCAGTAACCGAGCCAGCCTCGGATTCAGTAACAGAATCTTTTGGCATACAATACCTCCAATTTATTATTATACCACATTTTTATCATAAATATCAAGTATATTATAAATATTGGTCAATAAAATCTTCTATCTCCTTTTTGTAACTTGGATTAAGTTGCATGAGAAGATCTAAAAATGAACTCAGATTTGTATCCATATCTGATTTTCCTTGCATCACCGCATATATTTTGGCACGAACAGTTTCTGATAATTGTCCGGCCGCGGATAATCTCTGTGCCCAGGAGGGCAATGTTTCAATCATGGAACTATCATATCCATATTTGGTTGCTATATCAGTCAGAGTTGAATCAACTGTTGATTGAGAAGACTTTATGATAGATTTACTCAAACTAGTTTTTTGAGTATAATAATATGCCCAGATAGGATATTTACGCTCATATTGTCTTCGGAGTGCGGAGTAAGTATTCACAGCTTCATATCCTGCTGGATCAGCGGACTTGTATATCTTTTTCTCTTCATAATCCATGTTGAAATATGGGTAAACTTTATTTTCCCAATTCTCTCCAACAGCAACTGCCATTTCCTGCTTAAATTGTTCATTAAGTTTTTCTGCTTCTGCCATCTTAACCAATTCAGATTGGGAAGGCTCAGCTAATCCAATAGAATCGGCTGCCTCCATAAGATGATCGTGGAAATCAGATACTCTCTGAGGATCACTAAAGTTTACATTCCATGGGAAAGCATTCACCCCACCTTCCATCTCATACATGGAATTCATCATATCCAGATCTGCTGCATATCCAAGAGATATCAAGGACTGCTCCAACTCATTACTCCGCTTTGACCCTGCAATATTGCGGATGAGCCAAATCTGGTCATACAACTCTTCTGTACTTGTTCTACCTTTGGTTCTAGCTTCTTCGGCAGATAATACTCCACGGGACTCTCCAGTTTCTGCTTTTAAAGCATTCCGAATGTCATCTTCTGTGAATTGATTGCCATACATTTCCATCACCCCAGCTAAAATATCGTCATCGGTTGGCTTTGGATGTAATGTTAAATATGTGTCCTTAAATAATTGCTGATTAGCATATCCAGCTTGGTCATAATACCCTTTGTAATATGGATCTAGATATGCCTCATCATAATAACGATAAACCGCCTCAATAGCGGTATCTTTGCTCAATTCCCATGCCCTATAATTTTCGGGTGTTGTATTCGATACCAAGGTAGATAATACATCTGAGAAATCTTGATCGGCATAGGCTGTTTGTGTAGCAGATAAAATTTGTGGAGTGAATAGTGGGGCAAATTCATTTGCCAAATTCTCAAAACTATTCGTCCAAGTAGTGAGTCGTATCTGATAATCATCATAATCCTCTCCACCATCATAATCCCAGCGTGGTTTTGTATAATTGATGAATCTCCACCAAGCATTTTCAAAGTGTTGATACACCAACTCTTTTGGTTTCAGCCCAGCAGACCAATCTCGATATACCAGATCAAATTCAAGGCTGCCTTCTATTGATTGCAATTCCTCAAAATATTCAGACCTCCACTGGATAGCACGTTGATCTTTAAATTCAGATCCAATGGGGACTAGTTTCATACGAGATTCAAATTTAGTGGTAGCATCTTGAATCCTAGACCAATACTCGTCCGTTTGTGCTTTCTGGTCAAATGCAATCTGCGTTTGCTTGCGCCTATCCTCTCCTCGGATTGTCCTTCCTGTTGTTGGATCCGTTACCCAACTAAGCAAAGATCTTGTATCATATAATTTTCCTTCAGGTGATAGATATCTTTCCTCAGTTCGTTTCTCATATAATTGCATTGGGGTGAGATCCATAAAAAAGATCTGAGCCCCAATTTCATTATTAATGGAATCACGTAATAGATTTTGATGATTGCGCAGAGAATATATTTCTGCCTGCCCAGCCGTAAATAGATTTGGATAAACACCAGTGAACCATCCAGAGAGGGTTTTATAATAGTCTTCCTGCTTCACAGATGCTACATATCCATTATATATGTCACTGCTTTCTCTGGCTTGAATCATAGAATCCATTTCTTCAACTAAAGCATATTTCTTTTCTTCAGATGCTTCAGCATGTATTTTCTGGATATAATCTTCAAGGATTCTGGTCTCTACTAATGAATCAAACCAAGAGACTTCAGAGCCATCAATCTTCAATAATCGTTCTGGGATGACTTTATTAATCATAGCCACCCAATTTGGTGGGAGGAGATCTACTGGAAGGATAGAGGATAAACCATAGTAGGCAGCTTTCTGCCCTGCCGTCATAGTTGAGTATGGGTCATTCTGGCCAAATGCAGCGGTGAGTGCTACATCTACCCATGGGTTCAATCCAAATCCATGTATCTGCATGTCTCCCCGCACCTGAGCCCAAAATCTCTGTAGATTTGACATCCCCTCATCGTAGTCAGCCATAGCAGATTCATTTGGAACTAAGAAATATCTGAAGAAGGGGATGGCAGAATCAACAGATGCCCACACTTCAGTTCCATTTATTTTTATCAGAGGAATCTTCCCGACTTTGGATGCAAGGGGTTGTCCAGAGCTGGAAATTGCACCTTTCTCAAAGGCTTTGGCGGTTGATAATCTTTGATAGCGAGCATATAGCTGTAGATATTCTGGATGCTCAGCCGCAATACGAACCCAAATAGCGGATCCGCGAGTTGAATACATCCAGAATGGAACGAATTTCTTCATAGTCCTGTCGATAACTGTCTCTTTGCCAACCCGCATTCTCTGTTCCATATACGGGATAGCACCCTCCAAACCGGTAATTCCAGTTACCTCATCTCCATACCATATGGCGTTTTCCATTTGCGACATAGTTCCAATGGACTTGTTCACTTCAGATCGTAGATCTGTTTTCAAAAGATCCTTAGCGGCATTGTCAGTGGTAAGCATGCCTTTATTATTCAAATCAATAAGTTGTTCTTCCACATCATCCAGAGCGTGTTGAATGGCCTCATGATTTGCAGTCTCTTTGATCTTATTGGCTATCCAATACCGAGATTGTTCTGGAAGGATATCTTCCGAGAACGGGATTGAATATCGCTTATTCCCAAGCAAATAAACGCCTGTATAATAGTTGACTCTATTTTCTATATCTTCTGCCACATCATTAATAGTTTTGGATGCCGCATCATCCCTCCCACTTGCTACTTTCCGCATGGCCTTTATCCATTCCTCAGGTGTCATGTCATCAATAGATTTCTCTGGATTATTTAAAATGATCTCTGAGAAATCTCGATATGTCATACCATTATCAATAAATCTTTTGCGATTTATTTCTGAATGAAAAAACATTTCTTGCTCGGTTGGTACTTTATCTATGTCAGTTTTCAAAATGGGGGTTGGACTGATTTGTTTTAAGGCATCCAAACTTTCGTCAGATATATCAAGAGTTGCATCTAACAAACTGGAATTAGTAATTCCAAAGTGAGATTTGAAATATAGGAGGAATGGGTTTTCACCCATGTATCCAAATTTATATATAGCATTAGTATGTCCTAATAATGTTCTTTGCCCAGATCCAGGATCCAAGAACCAAACTTCCGATATATTTCCAGCCTCATTTGTCTTCACATCAAACCCAAGCCAGCGCAGTTCGTCCCGATATGTTATCCTAGCAAAGTCTGTATTACTTTGTATGGCTTTGGACATATCCAGCATAGCTTTTCCAGCTCCCTCATCATAGCGAGCCATTATGCTGTAATATAAATCCCAAGCATCATGATTCCCTTTGGTAGTACGTGGGTATACATTTTGTAGAAACGACTCCACTCTTTTCTGCCTGAATGTATCATGGGTAATTATAAATTCATCGAGGGATGCTTTTAGTTCACGAGTGGATAATGGAACTGTTTCTCCCACTAAATCTGCATCAGTAATTTGCTTGGTAAGATTCTTCTGTATCCCAGATAACTCCCCTCTGCCAGGCAAATAATAAGAATCATAATTAGTTTTCCATAATATTTGAGAGGGAGATTTTGCTTCTTCTGCCAACTTTGCATCCCACAATAGTTGTATATCATCTGGGTGGGATTTAGTATAAGGGCTTACAATAATCTTATTATTCGGATCAAACTGGAATAGGGAATCAGCAGTATCATGGGGAAGTTTAGATGTGTCTATAACTTGTTCAGGAGGATATCCCAATCGCAGTTCATAATACAAATCGCTGCATAATTCTTGCACCGATTTACCAGTATCAATGGGGATATCATTCTCAGATAGAATATCCTCAATGGTTTGATTATTAATTATGTCATCCAAGTTTTTTGGATATGTCCCAGTATATTCCATCTGATCTAATAATTGCAGAGTGTTATATGTAACTGGGCGCACGGTATGAGTGTTACCAAATAATGTCGATGCGGTCAGTCCAGTTTCAGTTAGAGCTTCATTTGCCATATCAGTATATCTCTGTTTTATATTAGAAATAACGCCAGAAAGGACATCGGAAGTGATTGGCTCTCCCCTGTTAATTACAGAATTAATTTGCCCTGTAATATCCTGCCTGATTAGCCTAGCCACCCTCTGTTCTTCTTCTACAGCAATTCCAGCAATATCTATACTTGGCAGATTGATAAGTTGGAAATTGTCCATCTTATCAATGATTTTATTGAATTGGCGTGAATTACCTCCTGCCTCATTCCACAGAATAGAGAATGTATCCAGCACATTATCAATCGTTTTCTGGTCATAATTGAGCTCCAGCATTTTAGTTGTTAGTGATTCTGATACATTCTTAAATACAACGGGATTGACTATTCCATAATTAGCCGTCATTTTTCCAGTAGCAATAGTAGCCTTCGTGATAAGATCTGCCATACTAGCGATATCTGCTCCGGCCGCTGGATATTGAAGGATAGTAGTACCTAAGAATGACAGTTCTTTGAAAGCTCTATTTGCTTTGGTAGAAATAGGAAGCTCTTGGAACCAAGCAGACCATTTCCGTAGAGCATTCTTATGCATTAGATCTACTATATTGGTAGGAGTTGCTATCCATGAAGTTGGTTTATCGCCCAGCACATCAATATAGTTTAAAGTCTTGCTGCTACGTGAAGAAGCAGATGACCAAAGAGGATCATATCCAGCACGAGCTTCCGCGGGAAGATCCGCCAATCTCCTAGCAACATCATTGGAATCATCCAACATATCAAATACAGAGCCTAAAAGGCTACCACCACGAGTGGTATGATATAATGTAATGTTCTCTGCGGGGGAATAGATACCAAAGAATTTAAACGTGGATGTTAAAATAGTGCGGATCCAACCATTATACCAAGCCTCATACATTCCAGCAGATACACTATATAGACTCTTGAAGAAATTGCCAGTTTTTCCAGGAAGATTTCCCAACATTTTTTTCAAATATTCATCATCAAATACTCTATATCTTCCACCAGAAAATGGCATCTGACCCCAATATTCACTATGCTGTTTCCTCAATGTCTCAGAGAAAATCCCCCCATAGGCAGTTCCAAGATCACTATATCTCACTGGTATCTCTGTCCCATCAATCTTCTTGATAGTATCTTCCAACATTGTGTTGATAATATCTACATCATCAATACCATCTTGCCGAATAGTTTTCAAAAGATCATACTGAGCTACTGTGAGCATATTTTCTTTAGCATTTTTAATAATAGCTTGTCTAGCTGAAGAAAGTAATTCTGACCACGTATCCCCTTTCAGATCAAGGGGATCCGCTGTTTCTACCATCTTCATAACTGTATCTACTGTACGAGATGTCATTAATTGCTCTGGATAATTGCCAGTTTTACGCAAGGCTTCCAGGATCTCATCAGCAGAACTAGTTCCACCATTCATCAACCTGGATACATCTTCTCCAAGATCTGATATGACTTGCAATTCATTCAAATCAACCGTTGCATCCGCAACAAATAATTTTCTGAAAAGATTATTTACAACATCTATCCCCAGTTCAGTTGCTTGACGTTTATAGGTTTTCCTGAAGATAGCCCCAATCTTGGCTCCAGCATCTACAAAGAGTTGAACAGCAGGATTAGTTGATTCTTCTGCTATTTTCATAACATATTTCAGATCAGTTGCCACAGTTCCAACGGCCGTACGATACAATAGAGGGAAGAGAGTCATATCTTCTAGCTGGCCGGCCGGAATAATTTTTGTAAGCTCTTTCCAAAATGCAGTCCCATCAGCAAAATGATTTATAGCAGATCCTATGGGGGCGTCAAAAATAAGATTGGAAGCATCTGAGAAACATTCACCAACAAATTCAATTGTACCATGCTCGAATCTCCATTTGAGTTGGCGAACCTCTGCTTTTGTAAGAGGAGTCCCACCTTTCTGTAATTGGACATATGCCATGGCATGATAAAATTGTTCCCTAAGTTCTGGCTGGGATATCCAAGTATAAGAGAAAAATGGATCTAATTGTCCTATGGTAGATTGGATCTTATAAGAATCAACCATTGATTGAATAGCATCATCAAACAGTGAGGTTGCGGTTTTTGGGTCTTCTGTCATTGAGGATTGAGCAAAAAATTGGATACCCTTGTTCTGTAGATCTGTAGCAATAACATACTTCTCAGCATCTGATTTATCTACAGCATTATCTGAAATCTGTATCATGGGTTGCCCATTCAATGCATTAGCAGCCACCTTGATAAAATCAGACATTGTTGTATATGCCTCTTCTTGTTCAGGTGTTCCATTCATCTCTATCTTAGAGATGCTATCCATAATCTCTTGGGTTTTTTCTTCATTTCCAGCCAGAATTGCTGACTGTAGCATTTCAGATTTTGTAAGTAATTGTTGCCCCCCCACTCCCAAGTTCCATATAGATTCTACTACAGCACCTAATCCGCCTCGTACAAGACCCCAAATCCTAGCAATAGTAGCTCCCGCATTCTCGTCAATAGCTCTTCTACCTAATTCTTTTATAAGAGATCTATTTGCATCAGGAGATATTGGTAGACGGGCAGGTGTCGTTGAAGACATGGTTGATTCATTTAATTGCCCACCAATCATCTCCTTCTGTTTATAATCCATTTCTTGAAGAGGAGACAAGAGGGATTCCCACCATTTCCATTTTCTTGCGGAATATGGAATAGTCTCTCCATCTTTATTGATCCAATATGTAGTTGTATCAGTAGCAGTTCCAGTTTTTATTGCATTGGTTAAATCAGATACTTCCAATTTTGTTTGGCGTAATTGTTCAATCCTGTCTTGTTCTTGTTTGGTTTCAGCAACCATGGAAGGGTACATTGCATACCAAGACATGAGATTGGTAGCTGTTTTACGATCAAAAAATGTAGCAGTATATCCTTCAGGTACTTGATCTGCCTCCCCAATAACAGACATATTTCCTGATCCATCATAATATAATGGATAAGCCTTATCAGAAACATTGGTAATAGTGCGATCTTCTGGATTAAAATATAAACGATCCCCAAGAGATACGGATCCTAATATATTTGGAACTTGGCCAGCCGAATCCTTTGGCAGAGTATCATAGATTTTCTGAGCTTGCACGCGTAGAATATCAGCCAAATTAGATGGAAGCGTAGCAGTTTCATCTGCCACCTTTTCTTCTGCTATGTGTCTGATTCTCTCTATTTCAATAGGAACATCTGAATAATCCTGTTTCTCATTAGCAGGATTGACTTCATTGCCAACCTTTATTGATGGATTATTATTTGGAGTACTTGGTACATTGAGATTTCTGTCTCTAGATATCAGACTACGAAATTCTTTGGTCTTCCAGAAATCTGCCATAAATTACCTCTAATAAAATGTTGAATTCGCTTCCCCAAATATATACTGCCCATTGCTTTTAGAAACCGGAGTTACTGCTTTGGCAGAAAAGTTTGGAGATGCTAGTAGTTGTGCTAAACCTTCATAACCTGTAGGGGCACTCTCCAATAATGCATTAAGAGCAGCAGTCTGTTGCACATATTGTGAGCGGGTTTGACCTTCAGTATTACTCAATCCCCCAAACTCACTCATGATATCCAAAATATTGCGGACAAATTTATATCCAGTGCCCATCTCTTCTTGCTTAGTATTGGTGGCAGATGCCAACTTATCCAGCATTGATAGTGCATCTTTAGCTCGTTGAGAAGACGTAAAATATCTTTGAGTATCAGTAGAAAGCGTGGTGGGGACTTCCCCAAATTTTATTTTTTCTGGATCTGGAAAAGTTTTTGAATCATATAGATACAATTTTGACGCAACTGTGCGTTGATCCTCAGGAGATAGATAAGGGACTAAGGCATTTAGCATGGTTGGTAGCGTGTTTTCTTCATCTAATTTTGATGGAGTCAATCCTTTCCACCAATCAGGGGCATTAGGTGCTGTAAGATTGTTAGACCAAGCAGCATTTGGTGTGTTATTTCCACCTCCCCCGCCTTCTCCAGAACCTCCCACTATCCAGGATTTCCCTGTCTGTGGATTTGTCCAGTATTTCCAACCTCCAACATTTGTATAGTTAGATGGATTTTTCCAATCCTCTGAACCAGTAGCACTAATAGGAGAGGCAAGATTTGTATTTTCAATACTAGAAGACTTCTTCGTTGAAAATGTATTTGATATAGTTGGCAATTTGGATGATCCCCCAAATGTCCAGTCTGTTAGTTTAGCCATGATTATCTCCTCTGGAGACGTTTCCTTTCCATCTCCCTAATATATCGCAGAGTTTCTTCCTCCCCATACTCACCCATGATTTTGGAAAAGTCTGACTCCGCCAATGTATTATATATCCGTACATCTGGATCTACATCTCCAGATGTATGAAGACTGCTCATTCTCCGCAAAGCAGATTTTGATGCATCTTTAATCCTTCCAAACATTATCCAACCTCACCTGTCGTCTTTACACTACTCTCAAGCATAGAATTTACTGCCTGAACCACATCTTGTGGTTGGCGTTGAGTAGTAGGAAGAGCACCTCCGTCAGAACTTTGAAGGCCTAATGGTTGTTCTGGATTACTTGGCTCCTTCGGTCTACCTCCCACTCCGCGTAATTGTTCCTCTAATAATTTCAACATAACCTGAGCAGTTTCTACTTCAGCAGGTACTGATTCAACATCACTAATAATATCTTTTAATTCTAATATCATAGCATACTGCTGCGCAATTGGATGATCTTCCAACGTCTCAATCAACTTCTGTTTCCGTTCATCGTCAGACTGTTGTATCCCCAAATAGTCTTCCATGATTCTCCGAGCAGATAACCAGGGAGCCGCCTGAGTAGCCATAGCATGATTGCGTACCCGTTCATTAGGAAATTCTGGCTTGATCTCGCATCGAACTTTATAGCCAGATAGATCAGATCCCTTCACCATTTCGGCAAAATCAGATCCCTTCATATGTCCATATATTTGAACATAGGCATCTGACATAAAATAGGATGCCAGATTAATCCATTTGCGAGCTGCATTTGTCCACATCCGTTCTAGGTGAGATATCGCAGGAAGTAGACGGATACGATTTTGATCTCCCAATTGAGATAGAGAATATCCTGTAATCCCACTGGATCCACTTCCATACATTACATCAGAGAAACCAGACTGTTGGATGCGAGATCTAACCAAATCAATATGCTTATCAAAATCAGGTGGGTTCCCCTGCCACTGAGGGAAGCCCGCGTCTTCACCTGTTTTTAACCCAATAGATTTTCCTATCCCAGGATCGATATCAACATTTTTTCCAGATTGTGTACGGACAATGAGGGGTAGATTACTGTAGAAGATCATTTGCCCCTTCCGTAGATTAACAGCTTTTTCCAATTCAGCTACAGAGGATTCTTGTGGGCTAAGAATGCTTTGCCACATACTTGTATCTGTCCGCGAGGCTGGATTATAAAACCCAACATCATAGGGCAGATCCTCATAACCCTCCATAATACGCAGAGGAATAATTTCTTCGTCTCCAAATAAGACGGCATTTCGGACGGCTAATATCTTAGATGTATGTGCCGATTTTTCCAAATCTGTCATATCATCACGATATTCGGAATCCTCCTTTGTTATCCACTTAACATCCCAATAATCAATTAGATCATCTTTAATATCTATCTTTTCATTATCAGTGCGACTGGAATAGGATTTTAGTTTTACTTCATATAAGTGTTCGACATCATAAGCACTGGTTTTTTCAATACGAGCAATAGCTAGCCAGCGATTTTGCCCACCCGGTAATAGATAGATATTAAGGGGATCAATTGGTTCAACCGTAAGAGGGAGTTCATAATATACCTTTGACTCTCCAACCATGGCTTCCTCAGAATCACCAAGCCCAGTTTCCATATTAAAGCATCTTTCATGGATCTCTTTATTCCAAATACTATATAAGCAAGCCCCACCATCACGTACAAAATTTAGATTTACTTCAAAATCAATATCAATCTCTTTACGTTCTGCATTGATATCACGGATTCCTGCCAACGTTTTCTCAATAATACTGGATGATTTATTTTCTTTCGAGGAAGGACTAAAGCCGGTGGCATGCCATATCATATCATTAGACTGTAAGATACCAACCGCTAAGTCTACCGCATTCGTCAGGGTTGGATCCGTATATCTATCCTCCCCTGGATTAGGTCTCTTGGTGTAATGGTCAAAGTTATATTTCTTACGCCACCGCCTGATATTCGTATGCCATGGCTCAGTATATTTTCTCGCTCGTTCTATATTAAGTAAAATATCATCCTTATCAGTCATATTCTCTCCTAATCAATATCAGTCCTCAATGCACGTGGAAGATTACTTTGATCGTCTTGCTTCTGTGTCCATGCAGAGAAATCAGAGAATCTTGATTCAATAACAATACGATCGCCTTTCACGTCTACATTTTCTGCGGCTCTCGCAATAGCCATAACCAAAGCTACTACAGAATCCACTTTCTTTTCCGATAACCTGCGATTGCCTTTGTCTTTTACTACTCTCATACCCCGGCTAGAATGTTCTACAATAGCATTCCGCATATGATCTTTAATGTCAGGGTCTGGATATGCCAGCAATTTCCCATTCCTAAGGAATGAATATAGAGTATCTGTTCCAGCAATCATCTCAACCCCATTTTGTGAAAACTCGGATGTGGGCAGTCCCTCAAAACGCAATTTTGCCATAGCCTGAACTAATTGAGTAGGATCATAAATAACCTCGGCTATCCTGTAACGGGATGCTTGCTGCCGTATATATTGCTCAATCACTTCAGGACTCAATATATCTCCCGCAACGGGCTTCCATATCTTATGAAAGACCAGAGCCACAACCCCACGGTCTGAATCCATTGCAACACCCATTGCTGCTGCATGGTCATGTTTCCATCCCATATCAACGGCTAAATAGATATAAGCATTTTTATAAGGATGTCCCTCCCAATAATCAGCAGATTGTTCCAACTTGGATTCGGCTTCTTCCCACAATTCAATAGGAATAAATGATTCATTGGAACTTACCCAACGATTCTCGTGCAATCGCAAGAATGCAGAAGCACGCAACGTTTCAATCTGTTCTTCATAATATGCATCGGTCTGCCAAGGCATACGGGGAATGTGATCCCAATATGAGAAATAGGCTGAACCATTGTGATAACAAGGAAGAGGATCTAATTCAGGTATAATATCCCCCTGCCCGTCTGGATCCTCCTCCTTGCCTACTGATTTAAGATATACATCATATAATACTTTAGATTCACCATAAAATCCTGCATAAGATGAAACGACACGTAAACTATGTGGTATAGTAGGGATGGGAGTCAATTCATCCCAACGCCGATAATCATCTTCACTGGTCGCCCCCCATAACTCATCAAACACTACAAGGGCATGGCGTCCACCTGCATTGGATGTGAAATTCCTGGCTAGTACGAAAATTGTAGTACCGTTGGGGAGAATAATTCTGTCCTTGAGAGGTTTTGCTCCTGTATTTGAATGCTTATAATGATATGTAAGATCCCCAAAAATAATGCGGGCAGATTGATCTTGTGAATTTGCACATACTACAATCTCAGTCCCCTCAGGAGCTTGGTCAGCATACCAAGCAACAATAGATGCAGTATAGGTAGATTTGCCAGATTTCTTTATAGCAGATAAAAGGATGGTGGTGAATCTAAATCTTCCAGCCTCATCTTGAGTTAAAGCATAATCTAATATCCGTCTCCAATGAGGAAATAAAACTAACTTTCCCGTGATACCATTGACCTGATGCTCCTCATCCCACGCATCTTTTACGATGAAGCCATGATCTGGATCTTCCATCCAAGTGACATAGGGGATATTAAATTTCATTATATCATTATATCACATTTTTATGATTTGTATCAAGTTTATTATAAAAATTAACCGTGGAGATTGTATTTTCACCAGATGGTGAAAATACGAATGGGAGTGAAAATTACTGAAGCAATAATGCATCATAATTGCACTTTTGTACTGAGGATCCATTATTTAGGTATGGAAATATCCAGGTCAAGTTTGTTTATATTTGTTGATCCAATTGCAACAAATTATCATTAATGATAACTTAACACATCAGCCACCCTTTCGAGTGGCTTCAGCGTGTTGGAACTGGTAGACATAATGTATCTTGGATACAATGGCGGAAGAGGGAGTCGAACCCCCAAACTCTCGCGTCCAGAGCGAGTATGTTTCCAGCAACACCTTTCCACCGTTTAACCATCTCTTAGTCCCATGTTCGAGATGGTCAAGCCCTGCGTGCTATTTGAGGTTGTATCAATTTGGGTCAGGGCTTATATAGCTCTGAATATTCTTTCATTGCCTCTTTTATCTTTTTCTTAAATTCTGAACTTAGTGGATAATCATATTCTTCTTTTGTTAATTCTCTATCAGAAACAAGTCCGACACAAAATGGAAATATTGTCTTTCCTCTTATATTCCAGCGCATCCATTGAATAAATATTATAATAAATGTTTTCATATTATTCTTCAAATAGCAATGTTTTTCTGCATATCTATTGCTCTAGACTTAGGATCGAGTAAAATTGGCCGAGCAGGCTACTTTCGTGGTAGATAAGACCCCGTTGGAATTTGCACCGGGTCATGGCTAAGCCATAGTCAGGATTTGATTTCTGTCACCTGATTCCATTCAAAATGTGGGCTTCTAATCTCACAAGTCGTAGAGGGTTCCTACCCCATCGCTATGGCTATTATTGTTTTGCCAGATATAGGACACCGAAGTATCCCACGGAATGAACCCGATTTTCGTCTGGCAGGATTATGTTGCCTGCATATCTACATTCTATTCTCTCTCACATCAAGTACTATACAAATGATGTTGGAACACCCACCAAGAACCGCGCCTGGTAGTAGATCGGGGGGCATAGTCATTTGCCTTACCGCAAATGTCGCAGTCTTTTCCGAGTCAATGACTATGCAGGATGGTAAGGTTCAAAACTTCAAGCGTGCCTGAAGCCAATTTCATTATATCATAAACAATCTTTTTGTCAAGACCATTACCACCACAAGGTATCCCATATGTCAATAAGTTTTTTCATCCCAATTTCAAAGGTGGCTTGAAACTCTTTTTCTTTTGCATGCAAGTCATCTATAGTCTCCCACTCAAAATCTGCATCATCCCGCTTTTTATTAGCTTCAAATCCTGTAATAACAATATCTATATCGGAATACCATTCCTGTCTTGCAAATTCAAAGTCAGCATCTTCCTCTTCTCCCAATACCAAATCTGGAGGGAAATAATTGAAGGGGACACCAACAGCACGTTTCTTTAATTCTCTCAACCATATTGGCATCATCTCTTCAAGATGATAACCGATATCGTACACCACACTATCATCCCACCCGCGAGATACACGTTGCCAAGCATAAACAACACTTTTCCAGATCCCTCTAATATTACTGTTCAATCTTCTGAAAAATATATTAACGCGCTCCATCAATGTTTTTGGGGGAGTGAATAAGTCATCTAGAAAATCCTCTATATTATCAAATGATTTATTAGTTTTCAACTATCCTCCTGTAGAGTAGAATCCTTTTCCATTATATCGAGCATAGAACAAAGAGGGGACTCGAATCAACGATTGCTTCCTACATTTTTTACATCTGTATGGATGTTTTACCTTGCTGAATGAATCAAATCGTTCCTCAAATTCATACCCACAATTTTTACACCGATATACATAGATCGGCATATTACTTGGATACTTCCTTTTTCTTCTTGGCTTTCTCTTTTTTAGCCATAGCATTGGATATGCGAGCAGCTTGCTTTTTACTCATACCTTTTTTCTTCAGTGCCTCATACACTTTTGGCTTTTTAATAGAGCGATATTTCTTCCCTGGCATTATTCCTCCTTATGGGTTATCCTGAAAAGTGCAGCTACACAATCAATCATAATAAACAGAAGTATTGCCTCCCAATATGAGAGAGGAGAGGCTGAAAACATTTTGACTATCAAAAAGTTCCACATCCATCTAAAAATAGCAGGATTTAAAAGGAATTTTACACACCACTCAAGAATTGCCAGTATACTTTTCTCTACTACAACCTTATCCATTACCCCTCCTTATGTACATATACATGCACTGTCATGTTGATATTCATATCTGATGGCAGATTCGCAGGTTGGTCAACTGGTTGGTCAACTGGTTGGTCTGGAGTTTCTTCCATCAGTTCAAAAAACAGGGGGAAATCGGCATATGTCCCAAAGAAATAGGCTTTTCCAGTATCATATTCATGCAGAACCCAATCCTCAAAATCATCAGGTATTATTGGAGGGAATGCTCCCCAATATGCAATAATCAGGTTAGTATCATGCGCAATACCAGGTTTCAACGGCGGATTGTCCTGATCTTCCATTCCTTCCCATAAAGCAGGATTGGTATACAGGAATGGAACTGAGATCGAAGTACTGATTATCTTCCTAATCTCATTTGGTTGATGAGTTTTAGTCAGATCAATCACTGCTGGCAATGCCCAAGATTTTCCATACTCATCAACAACATACCAACCAACTGGATCTTTTACTAAATCAACTTGTACTTTATTCATCATTATCTTCTCCAAACATATTATCATACTCATCAATACCAACAATTGCTTCCACAGCATCAGAAGCATCTTCAAATATTTCTATGGTATATTCAAATGAAGATGGATGATATTCAAATACTTCCCAATCTCCATCTTCATTTTTTTTCATTGCTGTTGACATTTTTACTCCTATCAATATCAATAAATTTCATAGCATCTTGCAAGCACTTCTCACACATAGATATGAGAACCATATATTGTACATCATCATCTCCATGCATAATAGACCATACCTCTACTCGATATTCATTATCTCCTATAGTCCCACACACATCACAAGACCCACCCCTGTAAACATCAAAGGCCGCATTAGCGTTAATAGGGGTATTCATATGATACCCTCTCATATAATAGATGAAAAATATCGGGGCGGCAAGAATGCACATATCCATTTGCATCCTTAATAATCCAATCTTCAAACAAAACTGTTACCGTCCCATCTGCTATATCAAGCATAAGAACTTTTTCAGTATTCCCAAATAAACTTGATGTGAGATAATGGATACATTCCCTTTCTCTATTTGCCCATTCCAGTATCTTTGATATTTCATCTGGGTCATAACTGGTGAATTGAACAGCTTCAACCACCTCAGGCTTCTTTATATATTCTTTCATATTTGTATCTTATCACAATTAGAATATAGAATCAAGACCACAAACCGCGGCGCACTAGAACTGCTATTAAAGCATAGTCGGCTAGGTCAAGATAGGTGTCATCAATAGTTTCGTCCTGTAAAGGATTATCCTTATCCTTTACTACCAAATTCTTTAGGCGTTCCATCTTATCATTCATACGCACAATAACTCCGAATTCTCCGAAGCTAGAGATATTACCAGAACCATAGCTGGCTTGTTTCTTCTTGAATGTTTCAAATACTCTTACCATTATCTCTGCCATAGATCTCTCTAGATCAAGATTTCCACTAGATCCATCACAATTCAGCATCCGTCCATTCATCCACACTGCTTCGTCTTCCATCCCCCTATCGTTTATGGGTTTCAGATTTTCTGCATTGCAATATCCAAATAAATCTCTACCATTTTTTTGTATCCTAATTGGGCATACTGATTCTTGAGCTATACCAACTACTGTAACAATATCTCCCATATTAAAGCCATGATGGGAATGCTGTCTTTCACATTCCAAACCTGTAAAAAAATACATATCTCCAACTCTTACATCTAACAATTGCATTTTATTCTCCTTTCTTTTCCATCCACGTTTTAAAATTCAAGAGTGCATCCACTTTTGGGAATACTCCTGTAAAAAGAACTCCCCTATCATCTAAGTAAACAGTCGCCCAGCATTTCTTCTGCGTAATCTTCAGGGCAGGAAATCCATATTTTTCTAGCCATTCTTTGATAGCGTGAACCCCCTCAGGAGATCTTGCCCTTGTAGTACAAATAATCACCTCATCAAATACTTTTATGGCAGCTTGGATAAATTCTAAAGCCCCATCAACAGGAGGATCTGGAAGGTAAGAGTCGTCTCCCGGCTTATATCCGCTAGTATAACTATTCAATACTCCATCAAAATCAATGGCTAATCGGGTTGATTTCAACTGTCCACCTTTTTTATATATGGGAGGATATCCAATTCGGGAAATGCAGTATAGGGAGGGATTTTGCTTATTACCCCCTTTTCAATCAATTCCCTGAAACATTTCTTTGAACACGCATGTGACTTTCCATATATCCAAAAGCCAAAACATTCCCGCCCACAATTTTTACATACTATTTTCTTATGCATAATCCTCCTATCTAAATTGAAATATATCTTGCAAGAAACACCACACTTTTGTCAATCCTAAATTTACCACCCATTCTGGTATGATATTTACTACCAGTGAAATATCTAATCCATCATCTAACCACTCCTGAAGATATCGAGGATCTTCCTCAACCAGGAATAACCATTTATGAGCTTTTCCGATTACAGTGATTGCATAGACTCGTTTCACTTTTCCACCTCACTATTTAGTAATAACATACTCTTGATTAATACATCTAATTGTATGGGTGCCATATTGTTAGTATCCACCCCTACATCAAACCTATAGGGAGTATTATCCAAGTTACCATGAACATGCCCATGCAAATGATAAGATCCGTGATTGGACGCCTCCCAAGATATCATTGGGTAATGACATAGAACAATTCGTTTTCCACAGGAATGAATTGAATAGTACAGAGGCAATATTTCAACTCTACCATGGTATTGTTCTAGGCAAAACTTTTTAATCCAAGCATCATGCGACCCGGGGATGATACGAATCATCCCATTCAATTGTTGTAAATATTCATCGGCCGATTTTCTTAGTGTAAAATCTCCTAGATGATAAACAACATCAGAGGGGGAGACTAACTGGTTCCAGTTTTGTATCAATGCAGCGTCCATTTCTTCTACAGAAGAATAGGGGCGGCCGCAATATTTCAAAATATTATTATGCCCAAAATGAGTATCCGATGTCACCCAGATCATTCTTTTCCAAACTCCATCGTTGTTAAAAATGCTTTCATTATATAAATTGAATCAATGGTTAGTAACTTGAATATTGGTAATAAAAGCAAAGTGTTTATATTCCAACAATCTACAACCAAGTCAAGTAAAACTTGTACGAAGTATTCTTGCTTGTTCTGTGGAATTGATCTTAATAATTCCATCCTAGCATTAAGATCATTCTCATAGTCTGGTAAATCAACAAGACGGGAATCTTCACTTCTATATCCTCTTGTAATAATAATTTTATCTCCCACATAGTCCCCTAACCAAAGTTCCCACCCCATCTGTTCAGCACAAGCAATTCGCAGTTCTTCGGAATTCATATCACTTATAGCAATCATTCTTTTCCCAATTCTTCCCACGCATCTCGATTATCTTCAAGAACCTGTTTTGCCAACTTATTCCAAGAGCTTTTCTCACACTCAACTTCTTCTCGTGTGAGCCTCAAAGTAACATCTGAATCAATAACATTCTGTATTTTCTGGCAAGCATTTTTCCATCCTAGCCTATATGCAGCTAATAACATTAGAGTTGTATCATCTTCAGAAACCATTTTATCATATATAATACATCCAAGAATTTGTTTCTTTATTTCTGATGCCTCATACATTATAGCATCGTGCATAAAATCTTTACACATTATCTTTACTTTCTCCTTCCTCTCTTATAAATTGGGTTGAGTTGTAACTCTTTCCAAGTTTCTCCCAAAACAATATTGAGGATGGTATTATAAGACACATTGTAACGAGATGCAAGAGAGAAGGCCGAAATACCGCCCTGCTTATATAGATCATAAATTTCTTTTACCTGTTTACTGTTAAGTTTTTGATTGGACGTTTCGGCCTCCTCTCTCGATATACTATTCAGATGGGACAATTAATATGTTATTGGAAGATCCCTGTTCATACGGGATAGCCGAAGCTAATAGATCTATCCGATAAGCAAACATATGGTCAATATTCCACTTATAACGTTGTGCAACTGCGGATAAAGCACTTTGTTCTGCTTTAGACCTATCTTTACTAATCACATATACCTTCACTGTGCTATTGTTTTCTCTATTTGATGCAGTCACTTCATACAAATTCATATGAATCAATAACATTGATTTACCACTCCTTTCTAAAATGATCTATTGGGGCACCACACCCCACGCAATAAATATCCCCACTATCTTCATTATCCACCCCACAATATGGGCACTTTATGAAATGTGACAGATCATCTTCTCCGGTGGTTATAGATACTGGATAGTCATCTCCATAAATAGGCACACAAGAATCAAATTCCGATATATTAGTATCACCATAATGTCCATCTGTATCAAAAGAAGGAAAGGATGGAATATATGCCTTTGGATATTTTCCCATAATATTACCATCCAAGCCACAATTTTAGTTGGGATCCGACCCCATATAGTACTGCGATGGCAATTGAGACTGAAATTATTATTTCCAATCCTGTTTTTATCCCATCCACAATCTTGATATGTTTGCTACACCAAAGGTAGATCTGAGAGATCA